AAGCACTTAAAGTATTAAATGCTGGTACGGATGGTTATAACGTAGCTATTGGTTACCAAGCTGGCGCATCAATGACTACGGGTACGTCAAATACTTTGATCGGTGGAGTTTCTGGAGACGTTATAACAACAGGATCGAACAATGTTGGTATCGGAATTAATACGTTAGGCGTTCTTACAACTGGGAGCGAAAATATAGCCATCGGCACTGCTGCTTTAGATGCAGCTACTACCGCAGATGCTAACATAGCTATTGGACATGGTGCTTTAGGTGCTAACACTTCAGGCACTAAAAATACTTCAGTTGGGCATAGTGCATTAGATGCCAACACCACCGCAGATAACAACACAGCAGTTGGGCATAGTGCTTTAGGGGCCAACACTACAGGCGCGGGATCAACCGCTGTTGGAATGAGGGCATTAACTGCTAACAGCACCGGAAGTAATAATGTTGCCGTGGGTAAAGACTCTTTGTACGCTAATACCACTGGGTCTAATAATGTTGCAGTAGGGCTTAGTGCATTACAAAACAATACTACAGGTGAAGTTAATTCGGCTTTTGGTACAACCGCGTTATTTACAAACACCACTGGCTATGGAAACACAGCAGTGGGCAAAAATGCTTTATATACCAACAATGGAAACAACAACACGGCTGTTGGACATGAAGCACTAGAATTAACTTCTACTGGTAGTGAGAATACCGCAGTAGGTAGAGAAGCATTAGAAGAAAACACTACAGGAAATTACAACACGGCTGTTGGCTATAGAGCGGCAGATTCTGTCACTACTGGAACCTACAATATAGCTATGGGCCGAAGAGCACTAGATTCTGTAACAACAAGCTCTTTTAGCGTTGCAGTCGGAGCAAGTGCTTTAGAAAACAGTACAGCGGCGGGAGCAACAGCTGTTGGACACGCAGCTTTGGCCGCGAATACTTCTGGCCTTTATCCAACGGCTTTCGGCTTTGAAGCATTAAAGGCAAATACTACGGGCGAAGGCAACTTGGCCTTCGGATACGAGGCCGGTCACGATATAACTACAGGGAGTACGAATCTAGCCATCGGATTCAGGGCGTTGGATGGAAACAGTACAGGTGGTTCTAATATAGCCATCGGAAACAATGCTCTAGGAAGCGCGAATAATTTTAATCACAACATGGGAATTGGACTCCAAGCGGGTATTTCGATGGCAACTGGCACACAGAACATTTTCATCGGAAATTACGCAGGTGATGGAGCTACGGCTGGAAATAACTCAGTCGCTATCGGATATGAAGCGTTTACTGGAGCATCCACGACAGGCGGCGAACACGTTGCGATTGGGGTAGGGGCATCTTCAGCTATAACCACGGCTACTCAAACAGTGGTCATAGGAAAATCTGCGGGTGACGCAATAACCACATCAAGTTCTTGTACAATTGTTGGCGCACTTGCTGGAAGCTCTCACGCAACTGGCGGGGGTGTAACTGCAATTGGTTTCGAGGCTGGTGCAGTTAATACGAACAGTGGCAACACGTTTATTGGATCAGAGGCGGGAGAATTAAATTCTACAGGGTATAACAACACGTTTCTTGGAAACGATGCAGGAGACATCGTAACTACTGGTTATCTTAATACCACGCTTGGAATAAATTGTAATCCAAGTGCGGCTGACGGTTATGGTCAAATTGTTGTTGGCGCAGATTTAGATGGAATAGGTAATAATTATTTTACTTTAGGGCGCAATCCTGAAGGTCAAGTTTATAACCAATATTCTGCTAATGCTTCTTGGACTAGGGCTTCTGATGTCAGGCTTAAAAAAGAAATAGCTGATAACACAGATTGTGGACTAGACTTTATTAACGATTTGCGTCCAGTAACTTTTAAGTGGAAAGCTCCCTCAGAAGTTGATTCGGATATGCCAACTTATGATCCTGATAAAACTGAACATAGTTACACATCAAAGATGTATGGGCTGATTGCTCAAGAAGTTAAAGCTGCTTTGGATAAACATAACATTACAGATTTTGGAGGATGGCATGAAACTCCAACTGACAAAGTTCAAGGCGTATCGCAAGAGATGTTTATTCATCCTTTAATTAAAGCGGTGCAAGAACTTTCTGCTGAAGTTAATACATTGAAGTCGGAAATAGCTGCACTCAAAGGAGGCTAGAAATGTCGGTTACTAAAACACTAATCAAAGCAATTCCTACTAATGAAGAAGGAAAGGTGGTTAGCTGGTACATAGACTTTAAGTATGAAAAAGGCACTGAAGGCGAAGCTGACTACCACTCTAATGTTTTTCATAAAAACATCCCTGCGGTTAGACAAAAACCTAGCAAAACTATCAACAACTTTACTCCGAAGGCAGAGGCTGATTGGTCTAAAGCAGACATAATCGCAATTTGCCCAATCGAACTTTGGGATCAGGTTTTTGACGCTCAATACGATCAGGTTATTACAAACCCAGAGAAAGAACGAACTGAAAATACTAGTTACGTTATTCCAGATTAGGAGACTTAAATGGCTATTAAGAAAACATTAACTGATGCAGTACCTTTTGTTTTGGACGGAAAAGTAGTTCGTTGGAGTCTTACAATGAAGTACGAGCAAGGTACTGAAGGCGAAGCGGATTATTACACGAATGATAAAAACGAAACAGTTGAGGCTAGTGAAGTAAACCCAGACGGTTCAACCACTACTAACTTTACAGCCAAAGCTGAAGGTGATTGGACTAAAAAAGAACTGGAAGACCTTTGCCCAACAGCAAAGTGGGATGCAGTGTTTGCAAGTCAATACGATTCGGTAATTACTAACCCACCTAAAGAACCTGTAGCTAATAACGAGTTTGTGATACCTAGCTAATGGAGCCGCAACACTTTACATTTCATACGCTACCAGCAGTATTTATGCTGGAGGCACAACTATCTGAAAACATGGTAGGGACTCTTAACGACTACCTAGATAAGCTAATGGTAGATCAGGAACGTAAAAGTCATGCGGGTACGCTAGTGGGTCAGATAGCCCATGGACAGCAGCTTACAATGGATCATCATTGTGAAGAGCTGAAAGATTTTAACTGGACGATTCAGGGCTTGGCAATGGATTACGTCAAGCAGTTCTGCGCTCAGTCTGGCAACCCATTGAAAGGCAAAAGAGAAGTATTAACTGATGAGCTTTGGTCTGTTCATTCTTACGCTGGCGATTACAATCCCATACATGATCATGGTACTAAAACTATTATGGGAGTCTCCTGCACAACATGGACAAAAGTACCACAACAAATCCTAGACCAGCCTACGGCGGGGAGTGCAGAGTACAGCTTATATAACTCCTCTGGCAATGCAGACGGTTGCCTTGCGTTTAGCTATGGCCGAAACAGTTTATTAGATACGGAGCGATTAGCTCCCCCACAAAGTTTTGTAATCAAGCCAGAAGTCGGAAAGTTCTTGATGTTTCCTAGCTGGTTGACGCATATGGTTTACCCTTTCGAGGGTGAAGGAGAACGGCGTACTGTCGCTGCAAATTTAAACGTATGGAAGGTAGATGATGACGGAACAAGACACTAAAGAAGTTGTAGATGAAGAAGTTGTAGAAGAAGCTGAAGTTGCTCAACTACCTCCTAATCCTGAGATGTTAAATACCAGGATGGACGAGCTTAGAGAACAGATTGCTCAAATAACGCAGGTTATTAACTCTAATCAAAAACAACTCGACACACATATGGCAGCGTTTAACTGGTATGCGCAACAACTAGAAGCGGTTACTCCGGAGCAAGAATAATGGATTTTGTTCTTAATATAATATCTGTAGTAACGGGTATTGTGTGTGCAGCATCGATTATATGCAGCCTTACTCCTACACCTAAAGATGATGCGTTGATTGGACGTCTATATAAAATTGTTGAGATCGCAGCGTTAAACATTGGTAAGGCAAAAGAAGGAGCTACAGCCAATCCAATTAAATTTGTCAAAAGGTCTGATTAATGCCGGCAAAAAAGACGACAAGTAAGTCTAAAACACCCAGGAAAAAACCAATTCCTGCTTCAGACGCACAAGCAGCTCTGAACGAAATAAGAACTCATGAAAGAGAATGTGCTTTAAGGTATGAACGTATCGAAGAGCGATTAGCTGAAGGGTCTAATAAATTTCAAAAATTAGAAAGAATGATCTGGGGCGTATATATATTAATTGTGGGAAGTATTCTAATTCCACAGTTTTTAGGAGCATAACATGAGCGAAGGAAACAGTATAAAAATCCCAACGTGGGCGTTACCTATCGGTGCTGCTCTTTTATCTGGTGCAATAGCGTGGGGATCTATGCAAGCGCAGGCGCAGGCTACTGCAGACGAAGTAGCCGAGATAAAGGTTAAGGTGGAAGAAGCCGATACAACGGGAAAGTTAAACGCACAAGCGATAGAACAGATAACTCAGTCGCTTGCACAGATGAACGAGACAGCTCGAGACTCGGATGCGAAACTTCAGACGTTAATAGAGTTGATGATCAAACAAGCCGCGAATTAGTAAATTACGATCCAAAAAATCCGAACTTAGATTGTGATTTACGAGAATGGAGGCTCTTAGAAACGATTCAACCGCCATCTAAACGTCATGAGGTTGCTATTGACTGGTTAAGGTGGAACAAACAAAAATGTGAATACGGAGGGCAGATATATATTCGGAATACAATGCCTCGTGTCTTAGGGACAGCGCATAGTGTTAGGGTAGAAATGTTGACATGGGAGTTGGTAAGACCTGAAGCAGAAGTAACACAAGCAATTTTAAAAAAGAGAAGATTGTGAGAACAATGATGATTTTTGTGTTAATTATCCTGAAGCAGGGAGAACCTAACCTTGAATTGTATTTTACTGAATTAACAAGTTGCTTAGAGTACCGTGATGCTTTAATTCATCAGAGTGTTGGAACTCATAATTGGATACATAGTAAAACTAAACATTTTGATGGATATTGTGAAGTTAGAGAGATCTTAACGAGTGAGGCGGGAGTTAAATATATATTTAGAGACCCGAAAGTTAAAAAAGACGATGGATAGATTATGAACGCAAAAAAACTTGAACCAAGGTCTCGTTATGCAGAGTACGACACAGACGGAGACGGGATAGTAAGCGATGAAGAACTCGCAAGACATCAAGAAATGTTGCAATTGGAATTACAAGAAGAAAAAGCTGATAGCCAAAGAAAAATGGCATGGGTGGCCATGGTCAGTATGTGTGTCTTTGCCTTGCTTCCTCTTGCTCCTTTCGTTCCTGCCGATCGCTTGTCTACATTAGCTTCTCTAAGTGATATGTTGTTTCTTTCTCAAGCTAGTGTAGTTGGGCTGTATTTCGGAGCTACTGCTTATATGGCAAGGAAATAAAATGGGATTTAAACTCAGCATAGGGCTAGGGTTAGCACTGGCTGTTACAGCAGCAGCATTTAAGCTGTACTATGATAAATCACAAGCGGAACTTGAATCTTTTCACATACAGCTAGAACGTGCGTTGCAGAACGAAAAAATCCTGGAAGGAACAATCCAGCAACAAAATGAAAACTTAAAACAGACTGTCGAAAAACACACACTGATGTTAGCAAAAGTAGAAACACTAACTGAAGAGAATCAAAAGGCACAGGAAGAGGTTAAAAACATTAGAGAGAAATTTGCTAAACACGACCTCACTGTTCTATCGCTCAAAAAACCTAAGTTGATTGAAAAAATCATCAATAAAGGAACTAAGGATGTATTGAATGAATTGGAAAGTATTACTACTGTGTCTAATTCTTAACGGTTGTTCAGTACTTGACCGTAAACCGTCTTTGCCAGAAACCAAACAAGTAGAGGTGGTTACTGTTGTAGAGCCTGCTCCACAATATCATCCTCCTCTTCCGAATAAAGTTAACACTCTTCCTGTTGAATGGACTGTTCTAACTCCTTCAACGATGGAAGAATACTTAATTGACTTACAGGAAGGCAATGCGCCCACTAACGCATTTTATGGGCTTTCTACAAAAGGATATGAAAACTTGTCGCACAATATGGCTGAAATTAAGCGATACATTAGACAAGTTTTATCTATAATTGACTATTATAAAGAATCCGATAACAAGGAGGAAGTCAGTGAACGAATTGATTGAGATGCTAAGAAGACATGAAGGCGTTCGAGATAAAGTTTATTTGTGTAGCGCAGGCTACGAAACGATAGGTGTTGGTCGCAATATAAGTGAAGATGGACTAGGGCTTTCTGAAGATGAGATTGACTATCTTCTAAATAACGATATTAAAAGAGTTCGAGAAGAGCTTACAGAAGAATACTACTGGTTTGCAGGTTTAAATGACGCTAGACAAGACGCCATGATAGACCTTAGTTTCAATCTTGGTCAAACAAGGCTAAGAGGTTTTGTAAAGGCTTTAGAGGCGATGTCTCGCGAAGAATTTGAAAACGCTGCTGATGAATTTATGGACAGCAGATGGAGTGAACAAGTTGGAGATCGTGCTGTAGAAGTTACAGAGATTATACGAACAGGAGAGTACCAGTAATGCCTCTTCAGAAATTTATTTTTAATCCTGGAATAAATAAGGAAGGTACAGCATACACTGCTGAAAACGGGTGGTTTGACGGTAATTTAGTTCGATTTAGAAAAGGATTTCCAGAAAAGATAGGGGGCTGGGCTAAAAACTCTCTTAATGCGTATAAGGGAACAGGACGTAAACTTCATGCTTGGGTTAATCTTCAAGGCACAAGATTCTTAGGTATTGGAACTCGTCTAAAGCTGTATATTCAAGAGGGTGATGCTTTTTATGACGTGACTCCTCTTCGTTTAACTACGAGCGCGGGAGATGTTACTTTTTCAGCCAGTAATGGTTCTTCTACTATTACAGCAACAGATACGAACCACGGAGCAGTAGCAGGGGATTTTGTTACGTTCAGCGGAGCTGCGAGTTTAGGTGGTAATGTAACCGCTGCTGTTCTTAATCAAGAATATGAAGTTCTTGCGGTTACTTCAGCTAACGCATATACGTTTACCGCTAAAGACACAGATGGAGCTACAGTCACAGCAAATGCTAGCGACAGTGGTAATGGAGGAAGTAGTGTTGTCGGCGCGTATCAGATTAATATTGGACTCGATACGTTCGTGTCTGGTTCTGGTTGGGGTTCTGGTACATGGGGTAGCGGCACGTTTGGATCAGTTAGTGCATTAAGTGCGTCTAGCCAGTTACGGTTATGGTCTATTGATAATTTTGGCGAGGATATGGTTTCTTGCGTAAGAGCGGGAGGTATTTTTCTCTGGGATAATTCAGATACCGTTTCAGTTAGGGCAAAAGCCTTAGAAGATGTAACAGACGCTAACCTTCCCCCTACACTAGGTCTTCAGATTTTAGTTTCTGCGGTAGATCGTCATGTGTTAGTACTTGGCTCTGACCCAATCTCAGGCCCAACTCGTTCCAATGTTCTTGATCCGTTGTTAATCAGCTGGTGTGATCAAGAAAATATTTTAGAGTGGGAGCCGAAAAGTACGAATACTGCAGGAAACTTACGGCTTTCTTCAGGGTCACAAATCATAGGCGGGTTACGAGCTAGACAAGAAACTCTGATCTGGACAGACACCGCGCTATATAGTTTACAGTTTATAGGCGCACCGCTCACTTTTGGCGTTAATCTAGTTAACGAGGGCGTGGGATTAATTGGCCCGAATGCAGCAGTTAATTCACCTGCAGGTGTTTTCTGGATGGATCGTAAAGGGTTCTACGTTTATAACGGATCTGTTCAACCTGTAGAGTGTAGTGTACATAGTTATGTATTTGACGATATTAATGAATCTCAGAACTTCCAGTTTTTTGCACTTCTTAATCGTCAATTTAATGAAGTAGGCTGGTTTTATAATTCTAGCGACTCTGACTTACCTGATAGATATGTAACGTATAACTACGTTGATAAAGTGTGGGCTATTGGTAAATTAGCTCGTACCGCGTGGCTTGATGAAGGAGTTGAGAATAATCCTAGAGCAGCAGGAGAAGCAAGCAGTAGCTATTATATTTATGATCATGAATCTGGGAACGATGCAGACGGTTCTCCTATGACTGACGTTTATATAGAGTCTGCTGATTTCGATATTGGAGAAGGCGAAAACTTCCAGTTTGTTCGTCGCATGATTCCAGATGTAAGTTTTACGGGTACAGGAGGGTCTGGACAACAAATTAACACTGTGTTAAAAACCCGTAATTATCCTGGTGATTCCTTAGCTACGGATAGTACAACAGCGTTTACAGCGACCACTACTAAAATAGATATGCGAGCACGTGCAAGACAAGCCGTAGTCCGTTTTGAATCTGATGACGATGCTGATGAAGGCATACAACTAGGTGTTGGTTTTAGAATCGGTGGTACTCGTTTAGATATTCGTCCTAACGGAAGAAGATGACTAAACTTTTACAGGGAAGATTACCTATTGAATTAGAACCCACGGTTCGTGGTGATACGTTCAATAGAGCTGTTAGAGTCTTAGAATTAAGCCTAGATAGGGTTGACCCAGATAGAACTCCTGTCTTTACAAGTGACGAAAGAGATGAGCTAAAATTCGAAGCTGGGAGTATTATTTGGAATACAACTGAAAGTGTTCTTCAGGTATATTTAGGAGATTCGTGGCAGAATATTTCCACGCCCACCACCTCTGGACTCAGTGCTACAGCCGGTTTAGGGGAAATACAGGTGATTGCAAGCGGATCAATAGTTGTAGAGGTTGGGTAATTTATGACGAGTATATTTAGCGACGAACAACGAGCATCTTTAATGGATTCGATGACTAATCCTGAATCTAACGCTCGTAAGATGATTAAGCAAAATGCCGAGATAGGCATCTCTCCTGACGTAACTACTGAAATACTTAATAAATACGCTACTTACGGAGCCAATACTGGTATTGGAAATCTTGGCGGTGGTAAACTTGTTGATGCTCTAAATGAACATTACCGTAATCAGGTAGATGCTCCTCTGCAACAAGATCCTCCTGAAATGTTTATAGGCGGTCTTTTAGAAGGAATTAGAAACGCTGGGGCTAATGTAGGAACGTATCTAAAAGATGTGTTTACCCAAGGCGGGGAAGCTACAGGTGAGTTAGTAAAAGAAGCACCAGACGCAATTAATAGTCCTGTTGGTGTCGAAGGAGATGCAGTAGACGCAGCTGTTCAAACAGCAGATACAGCCACAGACACACCTGTTTCGACTGATGAAAAAACCCGAATGCAACGATTTAAAGATTACATGGAAGATAATCCTATACTTGCTAGGGAACTAATTGGTACGGGAGGTACTATAGCAGGGATTTTAGCTAAAGCTGCTATAGGGGAAGATGATACCCCTGCTTCAATTCGCGCTCCACGTCCTAGATTTCAACCAGGAAAAGTTCGTACTCAGCGAATAGGTATGGAAGAAGGGGGTTCTGTAGAAAGTGAAAACATTTATCAAAATGATCCAGTTTATCAAACATTATCTCTTTTAGGGTTAAGTGACGAAGCTATAGATAAATTTATTAAAACTACGGGAGACATTCCTGAAAGCGTAGTGGACGCTTCTATTTATATTGGACAAAAATTAAGAGACGCTGGAATATTAGAAGAACCACGAGCAAAGAAAAAAGAAGATGGCGGTACAGTCCTTAACCGCAAAATGTTTCTAGGAGGCGGTGAGGTTGATGGTCCTGGGGGTGAGAAAGAAGATTTAGTTCCAATTTGGGCTAGTCCTAACGAATACGTTGTTTCCGCTAAAGGCGTGAGACGAATGGGTGGCGGCGACCTTCAACAAGGAATCGCGGCTCTTGATAGAATAAATTTTGGTGATGAACGATATGGCTGAGAATCAAACTGCATATAGTTATCAGGCTCCTGACCAGTATATATACAACCTTTTAACAGGGGGCGGGGGTCGTTTTGGTCTACTTCCAGGAGTAGAACAGTATTACGCAAGTCAGTTCCAAAACCTAGGAGCTGCCGATAGTAGTCCGTTTACTTATACAGGTGAACGTATTGCAGATTTCTCTCCTAGAGAAAAACTTGCAATGCAAATGGCTGACACAGGTATTGGTGCATTTCAACCGTATTTCAATCGTGCTGCAGGACTAAGCGAAGAAGCTCTCGCTACGTTAGCAGGAGGAACTTCTGAGGCAAAAGCACAGCTTTTGCGTTCTCTACAACAAGGAGAAGACTACACTCGTACAGGGTTAGATAGAGCCGTAGGTGCAGAAGGCGAGTTTCGTGGTCAGTTATCAGAAGCTGAACGTCTAGCTAGAGAAGGCCAGACCATGTCTGACCCGTATTTAACAGAAGGTATTGCAGGAATTAGATCAGGTCGAGCTGATGAATTAGCAGGATTAACTGAAGCAGCTCAAATAGGACGAGGCGCAGTTACTGCTCAAGACCCGTATATACAAGAAGCGTTACAACAAACACGGGCCAGCACGGCAGGATTCGACCCCTCCTCAGTAAGTCAGTATATGGATCCTTACGAGGATGCTGTTGTACAACAAGCGATGAAAGATATTCGTGAATCACAAGCTAAAAGCGATATTGGACGACGAGCGGGAGAAGTAGGACAAGGAGCATTCGGAGGTGCAAGATCTCGTCTTACACAAGAAGAGTCTGACCGTGTAACAGGTCGTGGATTGATGGACGCTGTAGCAGGAATCAGGAGTCGTGGCTATGAAGGCGCACGATCAGCGGCTATGGGTGAATTTGGAAGACAGCGTGGAGCTGAAGCAGCTGCTGCTGGAACTACTGCAGGATTAGGTGCTCAAGCAGGAAGCGCAAGAACAGGATTAGCTTCTTTACTTTCTGGTGTAGCAGGCCAACGTGGAGCTGCTAGACGTGGAGCTGCTGGTGAAATTGCCGGACTAGGCTCACAAAGAGGAGCAGGACTAGAACGACTAGCTTCGACCGTTGCTAATTTTGGATCACAAGGTTACGGAGCGGGAATGGGCACTTCGGGTGCACTTACGTCAGGAGGGCAACAGCTCTACGGCATGGGGACTGGGGCTTCTTCTGCGTTAAGTGGACTTGCAGGAACACTAGCAGGAGGACAAGAAAGAGGAGCAGGAGCAATGTCTGGTTATGCTGGAATGCTTCCTGGACTAATGCAAGGTGATGTGTCTAATATGATGAACGTAGGCGCAATGAACCGAGCTAGAAACCAAGCTCTAATGGATCTAAATTACCAGAATTTCGTAGGTCAGTACAATTTACCACAACAACTTATGTCTGGTTACGCAAACTTCTTAACTGGTGCAGGGCCGCTGGCTGGTGGAACAGGATACTCAGGAACTACACAACAAAGTCCGTACTCTATGACTGGAGGTACAGCAGGAGCGTTTAATCCTTACGCTAACATAGGAGGATACTACAACGAAGGCGGTTCAGTAGAGAAAGGCGGTAAGCCGATTCCTGAGGGAAATAAAGGACTCGCGGCTCTTTCTAAGAAAGCCCCTGATGTAGTACGAAAGATGGGATTTAGCCCCGCCAAAGCAATGCATGGAGGAATCGCGTCTCGTTTTCCAATGACTTCTCGTAAAATGAGGACTGGCTAGTGGCTACGAATTTCGGTTTTAATATCGGCGGGGGAGGACTCGCGGATCTTGTTCAGACGCCTAAAGTAACGCCCGTAAGAGGGATGCAATTCGCTCCTACCCCAGCACTCCGCACTACCCCGCAAAAAGAGCCTAAGAAAGCGTTACAGGGAGCCTTATTAGGTGCTATTTCTCCGTTACTCGGGGAAGCTGCAGTAAAAGGATTAGGAAGTCTTCCTGGATTAGAAAATATTCTGTATCAAAAAGATCAAAAAACTCTTGAAGAGTTAGGAGTTAAAAAGCCTACACTAGGACTAGAAAAGTCTAAAGTAGGAATAGATCCTTTTTTAGAGGAAGCCAAAAGACGAAGAGACTTGGTTGATGCAGCACTTCCAGCAGGAGATGTTCCCAGACAAAAAACTCTGTTAGGTAAAGCTTTGACCGAAGCTCTTACTTATGCTCCTGCTGCATTTTTAGACGATGAAGGAGAAGGTGGAGTTGCTGAATTTATTTCTACAGCGGGTGCGGGTAGAAAAGTTAGAGGAGCTTTAGACGAAGCTCGATTAGAAGCCTATCTTGACCGTCAAACTGAACGTGGTAAAAAACTTGCCGATGTAGGTGATTTTGACCGTAAAGTTAGTTATAGCGCAGAGCTTATGAAAGATGGATCGTTTTCCCCTGTAAAACGAACTGTTTTGATCTCTCCTGATAAAACTACTCGCTATGTTCTTAGTGCGGGCAACCCGCAAGTTGATTTCATATTAGATTCTAACGGTAAACGAACACCTGTTCCTAAAGGTCAATACTTTGTTCGTGAGTCGTTAACCTTAGACGATAACGATCCTGGAAAACCAAAAGATGTAAAACTTTACAACACAACTAATGGAGATATTGCTTACGGAACTGTACAGTTTATGCAAACTCCTCAAGGCCGTGATTCACGAGTAATGTTATTAGACCCTCGTAACCGTGATGGTAAAAGACAAAAACGATCTGCAGCTTCTTTGGCTAGTGACTATAACGATAACTGGGTTCCCTATGATCAAGAACTAGCTGACCTAGATGCACGTGAAAAAGGCGATCCACAAATCGTAGGCAGATACGAGGGCCGTAGAGATCGAGAAATATCGATTTTAGAAGTGGCAAATATTGCGGCTGATCTTCTACCTATTACTATAGAGGGTGAGACAAATCCAGAGTTATTAGCAGACGCTGGTGCAATTGCAGGAACACTGGACACGGTTGGTAAAAATATTAATGCGTTATTCCACCTATTTGAACGAAGCGGCAGGTCAGTAGGGGATATTCTTTATGACCAATCACGAAGCGCACAAGCAGCAGTAAGTATGAATAAGTTATTGATCGCTAGTAACGACTACAACGCAGTAATGACTGATTCTTCAGCAAGCGCACAGGATAAAGTAGCTGCTAGAGCTGCGCTTACTACAGCGTTAAAACAAGTACAGGCGAATTCAATAGATGAAGGATACAGTAACGATTTCACTTCTTTAGACTTGGAAAGCGATGAGTTTCAAGATATTCTTGAAAAACGAGGAATGTTAGCGGCAGGACAATTACGACTAGCGTATGCCGCTGCTGCTGCAGATGGCCAAACAGGTACAGCTCTTTCAGATAAGGACGTTGCAAACTTCCTAGAGCAAGTAGGTTTTGGTCAACAAAATGCTAGAGCAGTAGGAAAGAAAATCGCCAGCTTTGTAAAAGGACGCTTGCAAACATTCGATTCAGGAGAGTTTAGAAAACTTTCTAACAATGCTCGAGTTCATGATGAAATAGGTGTTACAGAGACGAATAACGAGCTAATGGGGACTTTCGGCGTTAATCAATCAGATCTAGACGCATTGAAAGATCCTCAAAAAACTGAAGAAGAAAAACAAGCAGCAGCAAATAGAATACAACAAAGAATTTCTATGGTAAGTCGAGGCACGGCCTATGCTGATTTTACTTACGATAAAGAAAATCAACGATATCGCTATGTTCCTGTATTAGAACGACTAGGGGAATATCAGCAGTTGTACAATAAATACTTGCGAACTGAAATAACTGGGCCGAAAGGCAAGAAATACAATGGCTTTTTCGAATATTACGGTATCAGTGAAGACGATATAAATTTTGAAGGACCAGGAGAAATTCCTACAGGCAGAGGAAGGTTAACTCGTCCTACCACTCGCAGAACATTGAGAATTAGAAACTAATTATGGCAACCCAATCTAATATAGAACTGTTAGATGAGTACCTACAAACCCCTGATTTTTATAAATGGAGTGAAGAGGTTACTGGTTCTCTAGCAGGGGATTCAGACTACACTATTGGCGAGATTCTAAGTAATGATTCTTTGCGTCTTAATAGTTATTTACAATCCGAGTACTTATTAGAACGGGCTGAAGCAGGAGATCAAAGAGCTTTAGAACTAGTAGACGATAGAGATAAAGAAATCGCTAACGCGATGAATCAATATCTAATGATGTACGCTCCTAGTGAGGTCAATGTTCCTCCCTCTATTGACCCTGTTGACCCACAACCGCGACGACCAATAATTCCGATTCCTGGACGTTCGAGTTTACCTGCAATTCCTGTTGTAGAAGATGTAACAGAGTACTCCGGACTTACAGAGTCTTTGATGAATCAAGAAGATCGTCAAGAATTAATTGACGCACAGGTTAATCCTGATCGTATTTTCGAAGGAGACAGTTCTTTCTATCAAAAGTGGTTAAGAGGTTCAGACCCTATTGATGCAGATTCTCCTTGGAGAGTAAAAGCGTCTTTCTTTCCTGTTAATATGACCCCTTTCGAAGCTGAAAAACTCTTACGAAACGAGTATCCGGATGCAGAATTAAGATACATTAACCCTAACGACAAAAGTATGGGTCTCGCGATTCGTGTTCCTAGAAAAGATGGAGCTGAAGGAGAACAGGGAGAATGGGTAGCTCTGAGACCTCAGTTCGGTTACGAAATGCTTACCGAAGAAACACTGACCATGCTGGGTCAAGAGATAACACCTATTCTTGTTGAGATGGGGTTGTACGGAGGCTATAGAAAACTTGTAAAAGATAGTGTTAAAGAAGCCGGTGAGCTGCTAAGAAAAGAGTCTACTGTTGGGGGCAAGATAAAGAAAGGCGCAGCTACCGCAACCATTGCTGGGGTATCTGCAGGAATGGGACGGTTCCTTCAGCTTGCTTACGGTAATACCTTGTTCAGAGATGAAGAACAAGCAAATGCGATTCTTGCTCAAATTGAAAAAATAGAAGCTGATACTTCTTTAGAAGAAGCTGAACGAGAAGCTGCAGTAAGTGAGAAACAAAAAGAACTTCTGAGTTTAAACAATATTTCAATAGAACGAGCTTTTGAAGATGCTGGATTAGCTGCGGCACTGGCTGGGGCAGGCACTCTTGTGATAGGAGGAGTTTTAGGTGCGCTTTCTACAGGTTGGAAAGCAGTTACAGGTTCAAATATTCCTAATGAAATACTAGCAAGACTACAAGCTAAAATCTCAACGAAAGGCAAAACCCCTGAGTTTTCTTCAGGAGAGTTAGCTGAAAGAACTAAAAAAGCTGCAAAAGCAGTGGCTGACGAAGCAGGAACATTTTATAGACCTCCTGCAGGAGAACTTACTCAAGATGATTTCTTTAAAGCATTAGAACTAGAACTTTTTGCTCAACTGTCTCCTACTGCTAAAGGTCGAGAAGTATACCAATCAATACTTGATAACAATGAAAAGGCCGCAGAAAATTTCTGGCAAGAATTAACAGAAAACGCTCCTGAGCTTGAGGGTATTTCTTATAATGATTTTAGAGATTACCTTGTTAGACAACAAGAAGAATATGCTGAAAGAGCTGCTCAGGCATCTAAGCTCCGTCAACGAGAAATAGAGGAACAAACCGACTTAGAAACAGTATTGCCTGACCAAGATCCTGAAGCGATGCTTACTGTCGATGAACTAGGGTCAACTTTTACAAGAGACGTAGAGTCAGGTGGACTGGTCTATAAAAGAAACAGTCCTGAGTTTTTATATCAATATGATGAACAGTATCAAGCAGCTAAAGATGCAGTAAACGCTGAGGTCAGTAATTTAGCAGATTTAAAATACGACAGAAAACTAGACTCTACCGCTTTGATTCGTGATGAATTTACAGAAGCTCTGGGCGGTGGTGAGAGCAAAGATAAAATAATGCGTACATTAGGAGAAGTTGAAGCTTCTGATGTTATAAAAAGCATGATTCCCATGAGAGACGGAGTAAGTATTCTTAAACAGCTTATGGGAGTTGGAGTAGACGAAAAAGGTCAATTCTTAAAACAAGCTGATCTTACCTTCGGGCAATTGAACGGTATGTATCACGCTTTAAACAACCTGTTTATGACTAGTTCTGACCGAGAAGTTAGACAAATCGCTACAGGTCTTAGAGATGCTGTCGAAGCGCAAATGGATGATTTGATTACATTTCAAGCGCGAAAAGAACTATCTGCTGGGGGTATAGATTCTCCGACCCCAGATGCATTAAGAGAAAAAATTCAAGAAATAGCTGGGCCTCTAATGAAAGCTCAAGAGGATCTCTATAAATTAAACACGTCTATTGAGCGTAGATTTATTCGAGAGCTAGTAGATAAAGAACCCTCTCAAATAGCTGATTTTGTACTGTCAGCTTCGCCTAAACAAATAGAAGATTTATTAGGTCAGATTTATAAATCTCCTGACTCTATTGTACGACTAGGAAACCTTAGACAACTGGTCGTTGAAAATATTCGTAAGTCTATGGGAGGATTACCTTTAGCTGAGCAAAATAAAGCATGGAGTAAGTTTTTAGATAAAAATGAAGAGCAGCTACAAGCTCTGTTTCCTGAAGCTGACTTTTTAAAATTAAAAGAATTTAAAAATGTACAAGAACAAGCATTAGCTGAAATTGCTCAAGTTACCGAATCTTTGACACAACTAGAGAAAGAACTAGGTAAGCCTCCAGCTGATTTCGTTAAAGATTTTCTACTTGCTGGTAAAAGTGCAAGACTTGCCGGAAAAGCAGATATGAGTCTTGCTGAGTTCAATAAAGTCTTACAAGAAACACCTGAGCTTCAACCTTATGTGACTGCGCTCGTAAGAGACTTTATGCGCGATAACTTTGAAAAACAACAGCTTGACGAGGGAGGACTTTTCCAAACAGATAACTTCGATGTTAGTGGTTTTATTAGCTTTATAAACCAGGGTTTGAGAGCAGGACCACAAGGAACAGCTCGTTTAGGGTCATTGTTCAGCCAATTACTAGGTAAAGATGTTGGCAATCAATACGCTAAAGATTTAAGAGCTTTTGGAAAACTGCTTGACCGAGGTACTCGTCGCGGCCCGAAAAGCCCAATTCCTCAGGGAGCTGCCGCAACAGGTACTATTGAAGATTTTCTCGAAGAAACAAGTTTCGCGATTCGAATGTTTGTTCCTCCTTTAACTCAAAAAGGTAGAAGAATAACAGCTTTCCTGATGGGTTATCGTGACAAAGCTAGAAGTGATCTGTTACAAATACTAACTGATCCAACTAAATTAAATAAACTCTTAGAGGCTCGAGATCGTTCAATGAGTCGTCGGGAGTTTTTCAAGTTTATTGGTGCTTTGGCTATTTCTCGAGGAGTCAACATAGGTTCTGAAGAAAGAGAAACTGCTGAACAAAGAGCATTAAAAGCTATTGAAGGCCCGACTACAGGAATCATGGACCTGTATTCGAGAGTCATGTCGATATAGGTGAGTTATAAATGAGAATAGAAATTTTCGAAGCCCCATTACCTGATTTTAATCAAGCAGAAGAAATGCAAGACGGTGGCAGTGTTAAACCTCGCAAGATGTTTAGAGGAGGTGTCGGTGGTTTTGAACTTCCTGAAAATTTACAAGAACTTATTGGGTATGCTTCTCAAAACCGTGTAGAAGATGCCGCTGAAGAAGAAACAGCCCCCGCTACGGTGGACGAGCTTGTTTCTCAATTTGATGCATCAACCCCTGTTACTGTGAATGAAAACCTTCTTAGTCTTACCCCTGCTCAATTAGCAAGACAACGAGAAGACCTTGCGATTAGACCAGAGCAAGGGATTTATGGAATGTTCCCTACCACAGAAGGTGCAGCAGAATTTCTTTACGGATTTGACGATCCGTATATTGATCCTAGACAAGATACTGGAACACAAACAGAGACTACTACTGAGACAGTTCCTACAGAAGAAGTAACTGTACAAACAATCCAGGAGATGATAGAGGAAGGAAGCCTTACTCCTGAGTATATTCAAGAACTAATTAATGCTGAAGGTCTTACAAGAGACGATGTCTACAGTATTCTTGAAACAGGATTCTCGTTCAGCGAAGAACAAATGGCCCAGCTGTTTGATCAAGGAGTCTTGACAAGAGATGAAATTGCAGCTTTAGTTGATGAAGCGGTTGCAGCCGCTGAAGCTGGAGAAGAAACAGGAGAAGCATTAACGGAAGAAGAGGTCGCTGAGATAGCCGCTTCTTCGGGCATGACTGAAGATCAAATAAACGAGCTTATTGCTCAACAAATTGGCGGTCAAGATATGAGCCAGTTTGTAACACAACCTCAGTTGCAAGAACAGATTGCAGGACTAGAAGGACTGTTTCAAAATTATCTAACGCCTGAACAGCTACAAGGTTACTTAGACGAGCAAAGCACTGGTTATGATCAAACGATTCAAGAACTTACGAACAAACTAGGTTCCTTGGAACAACAGTACCAAGACGTACAGTCACAATACGAAGCGGATGCGGTGCAGAATCAAATTGATCAAACTAAAGATGATCTCAATACTTATTTTGCTAGTGCCGCTCCTACTGGTCCACGAACAGGGTCTACGTCGCAGTTTAAATCTGGATCTTCGTTCCTTCCTGGAGGTAGCCCGATGGCTAACCTAATAGGAATGCAGAGAGAAGGACAAGGACAAGACCCGTTTAGCACATACTTAAAAACATTTACTCCAAGTTATTCGGATTATAATGCACCGTTTACTGCAGAAGAGTATGGTAGTCGAAACCAGCCACTTCTAGGAACCCAATACTCTAATCCGTTTACTGGTGGAGCTTCTTACAGAGGAGCTGACGGTGGTCAAATTTCTTCTAATGGGATTATGGATCTCACGAACTTCGATACGAATGTTCAGCCTTTTCAAAACGCTTTTAGACCGAATAAACCAAGGACATAATTATTATGATGCCGATTAACGAACAGCCGAACCGATTAGATCAAATGAGAACCGCTATGTCTCAGAACACGGCCCCTATGCCTATGGGAGGCAACCTAACTCCCTTGAATGCTCCCCCCGTAGGCTCTATGCCTCCTCCCCCACCTGCAGGGGGAGGCGGTCCTCAAACGGCTTCAGCTGCACCCATGGATCCTGCGCCAGCAGAGGACAACGCTCGTTTAGATGAGCTGTTAAACGCTGTTGCAGGCGAAGAAGGGATGATGCCTGAGGAGGGTATGATGGAAGAGGCTCCTATAGAAATAGCTAGTGGGTTAGCCGATGCTGCAGTTAGTCTTGCAGGTTCTATTCCTGCTGCTAGAGCAGAATTAGAAGCAGCGTTAGCTCAACTAGATGCGATGGAGATGGTATAGGGACTAGCGTAACCAGTCCTGCCACTTATCATCTCCTAGGACTTCCTGAGCAAGATCTAGTTTATTTCTGAGGGCGTCGACAATTTTTTCATCTACTGTATCTTTGGCTACAAGATCAACGTAGGTAACTTTATTAGTCTGCCCAATACGGTGCGCTCTATCTTCAGACTGTAAGCGTTTCTCTAAGTCAAAATTGTTAGAGTAGTAAATTACATTCTTAGCTTCGGTCAACGTAATCCCATACCCCCCTGTTTGTGTGTTTCCTACGAAAAACCGTAACGGGGATTCAGGGTCTTGAAAATCTCTAATAACACGCTCACGCTCATCAGGATGAGTATCTCCGAAATAAGAAGATACTGCCTGTGTACCAAACACTTCGTGTAAGCTGTTTACTATTTCTACAATGTTCTGTCGATAGTTCGCCCAGATTATTACCTTGCCTTGCATCTCTGATATTACTTCGAACATTGAGTCAATACGATTATTGTCTATAGGGATGTCTTTGTCATCATCACTTTTAACATGGCCACATACTATCTGATGAAGTCTTAATAACTGTGTGAGTATGTTCGTAACAGAAATCTGTTCCTGATCTTCTAGGATCGTGATTGCGTATTCTTTTAACTCGTTATAGAGCTTCTTCTGTTCAGCTGTCAGTTCTACGTCTCTGCGCTGATAGACTTTATCAGGTAAGTCTAAGCAGTCTTTCTTCAATACCCTGAAGGAAAACTTATCTAGTTTCGTGGTTAGTTCATCTAGGTTTCTAAACCCTACAACCTGTTTCACTGTTCTCCCTCCGAAGTACCGATTAACAACCTCACCGTAATGATTCTGAAAAGAATAGAAAGAACTAAACCCTAGCAGATTTCTCTCTAAGGTCTCTGTCTGGCTATACAGGTCTAGTGGTGATTGAGTTATTGGAAACCCTGTCAGTATTCTTCTAAACTTAGCGTCTTTACTAAGTTTTATGATTGCCTTAGTTCTAGCAGCTTTCGGATTCTTAATTGTCGTTGATTCATCAACCGCGAACATTGTTAAGTGACTGAAGATAAACTTCTCAGTGAACGTCACTCCTTTCTTTGAGCTAAACGCCTCTACGTTTATGACCAGGATCTTCAGCTTATCCATTACATCAAACAACGCGGTTAGATCTTCTTTCTCCTTCTTACGAGGATTAGGCGACCAAACGGCTATGTGGTGATCTATGTAGTCAGGGAGGTGTGTAGGTATCTCCCTAGAAGCCCAGTTTTTGTAGACTCCTTTAGGGGCGATAATAACAGCTGCGTTGATAGCTCCTTTACCGTAAAGTATGCCAATAGTATCAATTAAGACTTTCGACTTCCCCGTACCCATCTCCATGAACAGCGCATACTTCTCTTTTTTCCATGAGCGAAGCAACGCAGTGCGTTGATGTTCAAACGGTTCAGTCTTGAATTCGTATTTCAAGACTCTATTTCCTTTCTAAGTTCTAATAGAGATTATAGTAAAAAATAATAAAAATAGAAAATTTATTTCTTGAGAAAAAGCCCCTTACTAATACAACTAATATATTCTATTACTTTCTTCTCTCTGTTTTTCCCTTACGTCTCAACTGCTTAGGACTGAATTATTACTTCTATTACTCTATTGCTCTTCTTTTACAAAATTTTTAAAAAAGTTTTTATTTTAAAATCAAGTAATACAATAAATACCGCTTTACTTTCCAGCGAGTCCTCTAGTAAAGTTTTTACTTATAAAGGAGAAATTAGAAATGACAGTGTATATTGTGCAAGAATCTCCTGGAAAAAACTTAGTCCCTGCTCAAAAGTACGGTGAACTAGAGTTACTACTTCCAGCGAGAACAAACCTGATGCTTTCTACAGGACCAGAGGTTTTAAAACTAAAGAGAAAGCTAAGTGATTTCAATGATGAAGATTACCTGTTACTGGTGGGAGACCCAGCAGCAATAGGTTTATGTTGTGCTATCGCAGCATCCGTAAACGGACGGTTTTCAGTTTTGAAGTGGGATAGACAGGAGATGGCTTACTATCCTGTTACATTCGATATAAGAAGAACTCCAACAGAATTAGGGGAATTATATGTCTGAGACAGAAGACGCAGGGTTGACTTTCGAGGAGTTGACTGGTGGAGAAACCACAGAAGAGTGGAGCGACACCACTACTGATAATGAATACTCTAAGATTTCTGCAACAGCGCAGAGACTACTACATCAAGATAGACTAGTAGAAAGTTTAGAAGCTGACTTGAAAGCGGCTAAAGAACTAGCCAGAACAATACGGGAACAAGAGCTTCCTGAAGCAATGCAGTCTGCTAACTTGATGGAAATAAAATTAACAGACGGCTCTAAGATATCCATAGAGCAGTTCTATAAAGGTCACATCTCCGAAGCTAACAGAGATAAAGCACACGACTGGTTAATGGCTAACGGTCACGGTGGAATTATTAAACATGAGATTACTGTTAAGTTCGGTAAGGACGAAGACGAAAAGGCTTCGAACACATTAGAGAGATTAAAGCAGCAGGGACTAGACCCTGCGGTTAAGCAAGGAGTTCATTCACAGACGTTAAATGCGTTTGTGAAGGAGCAGCTCACGGGTGGGAAGGATATTCCTGCTGATTTATTCGGGATATACGTGGGATCCCGCGCCAAAATAAAGTAGAGGAAAAACTATGGCTAGTAAGAAAGTAGCAGAGCAGCAAGCCTCTGACCTCATACCTTTCGATGACGATTTGTTATCTGCGGGTACAGGGCTAGAGGACGCGGAGGCTTCAGATTATGCAATTCCGTTTCTACGGATTCTGCAATCAATGTCGCCTCAATTAAAAAAGAGTGACGGTAAATATATCGCTGAGGCAGAAGAAGGTAACTTCTTCAATACGGTTACTGAGGCGGTGTACGACGGGTCAGACGGAGTATTGATTATTCCATGCGCCTATAAAAAGAAGTATATAGAGTGGGTGACTCGGGAAAACGGTGGTGGTTTCGTAAGTGACCAACATAATATACAGACATTAGCATCTTGTAAAAAAGATGACAGTGGACGTTTTATCATGCCTAATGGTAATCAACTTGCTGAAACGGCAGAGTATTACTGTATTTTTGCGCAAGATGAAAATGCTCCTGAGCAAGTTCTATTGAGCTTGACTTCTTCACAGCTAGGCTTTTCGAGACGTTGGAATACAATGTTGAACAATGCTCGAGTGGTAAATAAGGCAGGAGAAGCTGTACCAGCTCCTATGTTTGCACATACATATCGACTAACTACAATTCCGCAATCTAATGATCAATATAGTTGGATGGGACTTTCTGTTGAAAAAGAAGGGCCAACTTCGTTGCCATTAGCAACAGCGGCATTAGAGTTTATGAAGGCGGCTAGACAAGGCACTGTTCAAGTACAACAAGAACAAGAATCAGTGGTAACAACTACGGAGGAAGAGAACGAGGACGACGTTCCATTTTAGTGTTAAGGGTGAGCAATGTCATTACAGGAAGAGTTTGCCCACCGTTTTGCGGGGTTAAGGCACGGTCATAGTGTCTTTACCCCGACAAAAGAAACACGGGAAGATGGGAAAGCAAAGGGTAAGTATGTAACTATATCTAAAACTCTGAGCAAAAAAGAACTTGAGGATATTTGGTTACAACACCTAAAAGGTGAAAGAGGTCTCGGTATAGTACCGATTGACGAAGATAACAACTGCATTTGGGGATCTATTGACATCGATGAGTTTTCAGTAGATCTGAAGGCTTTAGCCAAGAAGCTAAAGAAATTTAAATTACCTTTGGTCGTGTGTCGATCAAAGAGTGGAGGGGCGCACTTATTTCTATTTGTGTTTGACCCCGTCCCTGCGTCTACGATGCAACGAAAACTTAGACAAGTAGCGTCTGCTATTGGGTTTGGCCAGTCTGAGATATTTCCTAAGCAAACTAAGCTCTTATTAGAGCGAGGGGATAGAGGAAGTTCTCTGAACATGCCTTATTTTGGCGGGGAGAACTCTACTGGTTACGGCTTCGGCCCGACTGGTAAAGTTCTCAGTCCGAAAGAATTCCTAGAGTATGTAGAGACACTCGTTCTAACTGAAGAAGAGTTAGAGAAACTAGAAGTGGTTCCTATACTAGAGGACGCTGAGTGGCTAGATCAGGCTCCTCCTTGTTTAGAGCATCTAATAGCTCAAGGGTTTCCGAAAGGAATGCGAAACTCAGGACTGTTTAACGTAGGAGTTTTTCTACGAAAGAAGTTCCCAGATGATTGGGAAAGCCGAGTAGAGCAGGCTAACCATAAGCACTTCTCTCCTCCTTTGAGTGCACAAGAAGTGTTAACGGTTACGAAACAGGTTCAGAAGAAAGATTATTTCTATAAGTGTAACGATCAGCCGATAGCGGGACACTGTAACAGTCCTCTATGTAGAACTCGTAAATTCGGTATAGGAGCTTCGGGCGGCACTCCTCTGTTCAGTAATCTAACTAAACAGAATAGTGATCCACCTATCTGGTTCTTAGACGTAGAAGGTGGACGACTAGAGTTAGAAACTGAAGAACTGCTGAACCAGAATAGGTTTCAGAGAAAGTGTATGGATAGCCTCAATATTATTCCTCAGAAGGTAAGGGATAATGTCTGGCGTCAGATTATACAACAGCTCCTGGATACTTTAACTATCATCGAAGTTCCTAAAGACGCATCAACTGAGGGGCATTTCAACGAATTATTAGAGACGTTTTGTACTGAACGTCCTGCTAGAGAACGTGACGAGTTACTATTAGGAAAGCCGTGGTCAGATAAGGATAGAACATATTTTAGACTAGGCGATCTGATGGACTACTTACATCGCAAGAACTTTAGAGAGTACCCTAGAAATAAACTTACAGCTAAATTGAGGAACATGGGAGGAGATTCTTATTTCTTCAATATAAAAGGGAAAGGTGCGAATGTGTGGCACATACCACAGTTTGAAGCTCAGACAGAATCACACGATTTACCTGATTTCGACGACAGCGTACTGTAGATGCTAACACAACGGGCACAAATAATACTTGGCCCTCCTGGAACTGGTAAAACAAGCACCTTGTTAGGGTTACTCGAAGAGGAACTTGATAAAGGAACAGACCCTGAAGACATAGGGTTCTTTACGTTTACGAAACAGGCAGTGCAGGAAGGAAAGAGCAGAGCGATGTCGAAGTTCTCTGTGACTAATAACCAACTGCGGTATTTTAGAACCCTCCACTCGTTATGTTTTTATCAGTTGAGTCTATCTAAAAGCAGTGTTATGTCTTCTTCGGATATACACGACTTAAATGAAAAGCTGAACCTTAGATTGAAAGGAGCAGTAAGTACCGAAGAAGGACACATCTCTGGCATCTCTAAAGATGATCGACTATTGTTCATAGAAAATCTCTCTAGGATGCGACAAGTCAGTTTAGAAACACAGTGGCACGACGCTGACGATGCTGTGGGTTGGTTCGAGTTAGAAAGGTTTGCTAACGGACTAAAGCTGTTTAAACAGGATCGACTGTTGATCGACTACACTGATATGCTGCAACTGTTCCTTACCCGAGGAAAGGCTCCGAAGCTAGATGTAATGTTTGTCGATGAAGCTCAAGACCTTTCTCCTCTTCAATGGGCCGTGGTCAGGAAGTTGTGTGACTCAGCTGATCGTATCTATATCGCAGGCGACGATGATCAAGCTATCTATCGTTGGGCTGGTGCAGATGTCGATTACCTCATTCGGAACTCTAAAGATGCGATGGTTCTCAAACAGTCCTATAGAATCCCTAAATCTATCCATAGCCTTGCCGAGCGTTGTATCGGACAAGTCGGTTCGCGTGTACATAAAGTGTGGAACCCTAGAAAAGAAGAAGGACACGTTTCGTGGGAACCGTCTTATGAAACTATAGACATGGAACACGGTGAGTGGTTAGTGTTAGCAAGGACAAATTATCTACTCAACAACATCGAACAACACTGTAGGTCTGAAGGTTGGTTCTATAAAAGCAAAAATAAGCCAAGCGTTTCGGAAAGGAAGATCATGTCAGTGCGATCTTGGGAGAGTTTTAGAAAAGGAGAGGGAATCCCCTTTGTAGATTTTACCAAAGTGCTTAATTATTTAAAGATTCGTCTACCTAACTCCCTCGAGAATTTCGACTTTGATACTTATATCACACACGAAATAGCCTCAAAACACATTCCCAACCTTCCTAACGAATATTGGTACGATGTATTCACGGCAATCTCAGCAGATGAGCGCAGTTACATACGAGCCATGCTTAGGCGGGGTGAAAAGATCACGAAAGAACCACGGATACGCTTATCCACCATTCACGCAGCCAAAGGAGGTGAAGCAGATAATGTAATTTTACTAACCGACATATCAAGTCGCGTGTACAAATCTTTCCAGGATAATCCTGACGATGAGTCGCGTGTGTTTTATGTAGGGCTTACTAGAGCAAAAGAAAATCTTTATTTAATTGAGCCGCAGACGCAAAAGTATTTTCCGCTTTAGTGCTTTACCTTCTAAGGGTCTTTAAGTAAACTAATAAATAAGAAAGGAGAAATAAATGAATATATTTGTTACTGACCCAGATCCAGTAATAAGTGCACAGACGTTGTGTGATAAACACGTTGTCAAGATGGTACTTGAATCAGCGCAGATGTTATCTACAGCTTGGCGCGAACCTAACGATCTAAGGTCGAGTGAATTCTCGTCAAAGTACGCAGACGAACATGAATTATACAAAACCGCACATCCTAATCACCCCTGTAGTATTTGGGTTAGACAAGCTCGAGAAAACTATAAGTGGTTATACAGACACTTCGTTGCTTTGTGCGATGAGTACACACACCGCTACGGGAAAAGTCATGCCTCTGCTAGACTCAAGGGGCCATTGATGTGGCGTCCTTTTAGATCTAGTGCCCTACTAGATGCGATAGAAGAACCTTACGGGTTCGTACTAGCAATGCCAGATGAATATAAGTCAGACGATGTGTTTGACTCTTATCGAAATTATTTAATAAACGAAAAACAACATTTTGCTAAATGGGAGAAAGACCCTAGCCGCAAACCAACATGGTGGAGAACATAATGGCTTCTATTAGGAAGAAACTCGAAGAAAACGTAAACAACAGTAAAAACACTCGAATGGATATTGCTAGTGGAAATATGCTAGGAAACTGGCGACCTGACGAGATCACCCACATGACTCGTTACGATAAGATTTCCTCGCTCTGTATCGAAGAAGCGAAGAAATTAGGCAGACCTATCAACACGCTAGAGGCAGGATGTGGAGAGATATGGGTTCTTAGAAATCTGTACAAAGCCTACACCGTTAAGAAGTCTGACATCATCGCCTCTTATCGAGGAGTCGATATAGACCCTGCGTGTCTCAACGAGAAACAAGGGTACAGCAGCCCGACAGGACTAGTAGAAGATTCTACTTGGTTTAAGAACTTCAACGGGCAGATCGATATCCAAGACCTTACCGTTAACCCTGTATTCGATTTACCTGATAACTCTATTGATTTCTTCTGGACGACAGAAGTTATTGAACACATGAACCGAGAGTTCATTCAAGCGTGGCTTGATGATGCTAACCGTGTTTTGAGACCAGGAGGTTTGATTTACGTCTCTACACCTAACCACGACGGCTCCAACGATAAGTTGCCTGAAGACCACATATACGAATGGGGGTTCGAAGAACTCAAGAAAGAGTTGACCCGATATACTCGAGGATGGTTTTTACAATCTGTAGTTGGTACGTTCGCTCAGATGCCTAAACTAAAAGCAGCTATGCATAAAGACAACGAAGACGGTGAGTGGCGGTTGATGGAAGACCAGTTCGAGTTATTACAAGAACGCTACGGTAAACAGTTTCTTAGAGTAGTAGCCGCGACGTACTTCCCAGAAGTATCTAACAACTGTGCATGGATATTAAGAAAGAAACCATGAGCCAGATGCCTTTTATTTCAGAAGAGCTTGTTCTCTATCTGTATTGGATAGAAGAACGAGAGCGGATTAGACGAAAGAAAGAAGATGCTGAAGCTGACCCGCCTTGGACTGAAGATGAGATTTTCAAGAAGTTCAAGTTCTGTCAAGTCTTTCGAGAAGACGATAGAACAACTCGTTGGTTCGCTGCTCATATACGCAGACCGTTATCTGCTGAACCTGAAGTAGCGATGGCAACGATCATCTTTAGATTTTTCAACTTGATTGAGACAGGAAGAACGCTGTTAGACCACAATCTACATCTCGAGTGGGATAGAGAGAAAGCTATCGAAGAGATCAGTAAACAACCTAAATGGGTAACAGGAGCTTATATCGTTAAGACTCCTAATCGCATGAACAAGGTCAAAGGTGTTGCTGAATGTGTTTCTCATATCTGGTCTAAACGTGAACAGCTACTTGCTGCGCTAGAGAGAATGACCACCCTTGAAGAGGCGTGGTCTTTTCTCATGCAGTACCCGTATATCGGTCCTTTCGTTTCGTACGAAATTGTAACTGACTTACGACACACCTATCTGTTAAACGAAGCAACAGATATCCGTACTTGGGGTAATCCAGGACCAGGAGCCATGAGAGGATTGAACAGACTAACAGGTAGACCACTAGACTTTACTCGTAAAACACACGACTGGCATACAGAGATGCGAATCCTGTACGACATTTGTCAAGAAGAACTAACAGTTCCTGGAATGACCACAGATAGTCCGTACTACCGAATGCCGTTTGAAATGCGAGAGGTAGAGGGAGGATTGTGCGAGTTCGATAAGTACTCTCGAATATATAAAGGAGAAGGCCGTACACGAAGCGTGTATGACTACTCTAATAGGGAAATGCCACTAATAGAAGATTTACATAAAGGAGAAAGCAAATGGGTAAACTCAAACAACACGTGATGGAAGGGGAAGAAAGCTACGCTGAAAAAGTGATGTTTTATTACGGTAACTTCCTAGTTGGATGTATGGAAGATAGGACGATGCCTAACACGTGGCAGGACGCTATCAACGCGATACATTGGTCTATGTATTTCGAAGGGAAAGAGATTAGTCGATTGCAGATCGAATATATTCTTAAAGAGAACACGGAGAGTTTATATGAAGACGATTAGAGCTAGGAACGTGGATGAAGCTCTTTATTTAGGAGTGGACTTTTTTCGAGGCCCAGAAGGGGTCAACTACAGAAAGCAAGAAAGTAGAAATGGAATGACAAGAGAAGCCCTTGGACCAGTAGTCACTCACTTCACGAGACCTTGGGAACGTGTTTCATTTCAGAAAGAACGCGATGCAAATCCTTTCTTTCATTTGTACGAAGCTATCTGGATGTTAGCAGGATCTAAAGAACTAAAGAAGCTGACTTATTTCAACGCAGGCATGGCTAACTTTTCAGACGATGGGGTGACGTTAAACGGTGCTTATGGGTATAGATGGACTAAGACCTTTATGTGGAATCAGATCGACATAATTATAAAAATGCTAAAAGAAGACCCAGACTCTAGGCGTTGTGTATTACAAATGTGGGACGGTGTGCACGACTTGAACAGTTCGAGTATCGACATACCCTGTAACACAAACATCTATTTCAAAATCCGAGATGGAAAATTACAGATGACAGTCTGTAATCGGTCGAACGATATGATTTGGGGAGCTTACGGAGCCAACGCAGTCCATATGTCAATACTAATGGAATACGTTGCCGTTGCAGTAAACGCCCCGATGGGTTCGTACTACCAGATCAGCGATAGTTTTCACATCTATGAAAATGAACAATGGGACAAGATAAAGGATTTATCAGGTAGAGGATTCGGCTCTTGGTTTTCTTCCACTTACCCTTCACCTCACTATCCCTTGGTCTCAGACCCAGCCACATTTACCGATGAGTGCATGAAGTTTATACAGACTACTCCTCCTACTCGACGGTCTGGAAACCCAGAAGAAGTGGATGCGTTCTCACCGTCGTTTACTACGGAAACCTATAACAACACGTTCTTTCCTGACGTGATGATACCGATGGTTTCAGCATTTAGAAGCCACAAAGAAAGAAACTACAAGGAGGCTTATGACTTTCTTAAAGAAATTAAAGCACTGGATTGGCAAGAAGCCGCATTCCATTGGATTAAACGAAGACAACTTAATTGGGAGAAGAAACATGGGACTGGATCCTAAGTGGCAGGATGTTAAGTCTATTGCGCAGGAAGATATACACAGCCTGATTGAGTCTGAGAAGTCGTACGGAGACTCTTGGAGAAGACGCGGCGGCACTGGGGCGTTTATGATGTTAGCTCGTAAGTTCGACCGTATCGAACAACAGAGTAAAGACTGTAACTACGATATTTTCGAAGCGGGAGACAAGTACAACGGCGAGGACGGCCTACTAGACGATATAGGGGATCTTAGACGATACCTCTTACTAGTAGAGCATCACATCAGATACGGCTCTAACGAGCTTATAGAGGAAAAGGTAAGGGATGTCGAGACAGATACCGTTGATTCAGCCTGAGAGCGAGTGGGCAGCTCCTGAGATACTACCCTCGTTTGCACCTACTGAAACGATTGCGGTAGACCTTGAGACATATGATCCTGATCTATCGAAAACAGGACCAGGATGGGCTACGGGAAAAGGACACACGGTAGGTATTGCACTAGCCACTGAAACGTGGTCAGGTTATCTTCCCATACGACACGAGGGCGGTGGTAATTTAGAAGAAGAACTTGTCCTACGTTGGCTCAAGAACACTCTTGAAAACCATAAAGGCACACTCGTTTTCCACAATGCACTTTACGATGTAGGCTGGCTCAAGCGAGAAGGGATCGACATAAAGTGTTCTATCAGAGACACGATGTTTGCGGCTCCTTTGCTAGACGAGAACAGAAGATCCTACTCGCTAAACAATCTAGGAAAAGATTACTGCGGAGAAGAGAAAGATGAGTCATTATTACATGATGCGGCAACCGCTTGGGGGGTAAGCACTAAGGGAGGACTCTACGCACTTCCCGCCAAGTATGTTGCACCTTACGCAGAGCAGGACGCTGTCCTGACTTTAAAACTCTGGGCTATCTTCAGCAAGCTGATTGCCTCGGAGGGCTTACAAAAAATCTACGACCTAGAGTGCGATCTCATTCCTCTGTTAATCGAAATGCGATGGAGAGGAGTGAGGATCGACCTCGACCGAGCACATCAGGTATCAGAAGAACTATCGAAAAAAGAGCAGCAGCTTCTAGTTGAGTTTAAGAGAAAGTTTGGTTCCAGTGTTGAGATCTGGTCTAACGCCTCGATACAAAAAGCCTTCGATAACAATGACATATGGTATCCACACACAGAAAAAGGGATGCCTAGTTTCCAAGCTAATTGGCTCGAGAATCACGACCACGAACTACCGAAGATGCTGGTCGCTGCTCGAAAGCTAAACAAAGCTCGGACTACGTTTATCGACGGAATGATTTTAGAACATTGTTCAGACGGTAGGATTCATGCTGAAGCCCATCCGCTGCGCAACGATGAAGGAGGAACGGTCACAGGTAGATTTAGTTACTCGAATCCAAACCTACAGCAAGTTCCTGCTAGAGATCCTGAGATCGGTAAGATGATTCGATCGCTGTTTATTCCTGAAGAAGGAGCACATTGGGGAGTGTTCGATTACTCTCAGCAAGAACCTAGAATCACGGTGCACTACTCATCATTGCTCGGACTTACAGGAGCAGAGGAGGCAGTAGAAGCCTACTCCAGCCAAGATGCAGACTTTCATCAGATCGTAGCAGATATGGCTGACATACCTAGAAAGCAAGCTAAGAATATCAATCTCGGCTTGACTTACGGAATGGGCAAAGACAAGTTAATTCGAGAACTCGGACTCGAGTCAGAAGAAGCGTTTCAGCTGTTGAACAAATATCACGATCGAGTACCTTTTATTAAAGGGATACAATCGATGTGTACTCGGATGGCAGACCAGCGAGGCTACATTACAACACTCGGCGGTCGAAAATGTCACTTCGATTTGTGGGAGCCTAGCCACGGCGAACGATCGACTCCTCTACCTCACGAAGAAGCACTCGATAAATATGGTCAGTCGATCAAACGATCGTTTACCTACAAAGCACTTAACAGATTGATCCAGGGATCAGCAGCTGACATGACGAAACTTGCAATGCGTGACTTGTGGAAAGAGGGACTTGTTCCACATCTACAAGTTCACGATGAACTCGACTACTCGGTCGAGACAGAAGAGCAAGCTCAGCTCATTATCGACAAGATGGTGAACTGTGTTGAACTAAAGGTTCCACTAGTAGTGGATTACGAAAAAGGACAAACATGGGGCGAAGCAGAATGAGGATACAGAGTCTTACTCAGGAGAAAATATCTAAATTTGAAAAAAGGAATCTTGAAATCTTTCGATTATACTCAGAGGAGGAAAAGACTCTGGAAGAGATCGGAAAAGATTACGGCTTGACTAAACAGCGAGTCTGGCAAATCGTACAGCGTTGTTCAGATGGTCAGGGAGATTATTATGCACAGCATCGACAGGAGAACTAATGCCACAAGAAGCATCGCTCTGGAAGCTACTGAAAGCTAACCTTCCCAAAGAAGCCCATGTTCAAAGGATCGAGACTGGAGGGACTGCTCGAGGAGTGCCTGATGTCAATGTCTGCTATGCAGGGAAAGAAGTCTGGATCGAACTGAAATCAATCAAAGGAAATAAACTAACTCTGACTGAGTTTCAGATTGTCTGGATGCATAACAGAAACATGAGCGGAGGGAACTGTTTCATCCTAGTGAAAAAAGACAAAGAGCTACGAGCGTTTGACATTTCCGAGTATGAACTAGAAGAGTTTTTAGAGGGAAAAGTGAATTGGAACAGTGACTTACACGTTAGTCTTAGCCCTCCTTACGAATGGGAGAAGCTGTTTAAATTCATTTTTTAGTGCTTTACTTTCTAAACGTCGGCGGTTAAGGTATAAAAAGTAGCGCGGCATACCGCCTACCAAAGAAAGTAGAACTGAAATAAGGAGGCCAATTATGGCAGCAGCAGTAGAAACGATGGCGTACTCAGGAGAAGTACCATGGCACCGCGAGGGTGTTGCAGTACAACCTGACCTAACGCCATATGAAATGATGGAAGCCGCAGGGCTTGACTGGACTGTTACTAAACGTAACACTTGGACGTCAGCGATTCCTATGAATCAATACGAACCTGACGAAGATGGCAACATTGCGTTGCAACTTCTACCTAACCCTGATCGCTTTGACCTAGTACGCGACTCAGACAACTCAATACTTGGTTCGTGCGGTAGCGATTACCAACCCATACAAAACGAGCGTATCTTCGATTTCTTTCAGAAGTTTTCTAAGCACGCCGACATCACTATGGAAACGGCGGGTAGCTTAAAGAACGGCCAGAGCATATGGGGTCTTGCGCGTATTAATGACGCGTACGAACTTATCGGCGGCGATGAAATGAACAGTTTTGTATTGTTTCATCAACCGCACCAACCAGGACATTCCATGAACATACGAGGAACGGAAGTTCGTGTTGTGTGCAACAACACATTGCAGATGGCAATGCGTAGCCAAGCACAAAACGAGTTTCGTATGTCACACCGTTCTGTATTTGACGAAGTACGAGAGGCCGAAGCTCTTAAAACGATGGGCGTTATACAAGATATGCGTACCGAGTTCAAAGATGCTGTGAAGTTTCTTTCTACCAAGAAAGCTACGGAAGGTCAGGTACTTGAGTTTGTCACTAGGGTACAGCAGCCTACATTGTACAAAGAGTACGCTGAGCAACAACGGCTCAAAGAAGAAGGCAAGAAGATTGGCGAGCCTATCCTCTTACGCGAGCAGTTTAGTAAATACGCTGAACTAACTCGACGTTCACTTGAAGAATCTCCTGGAGCGCAACTGAAATCTGCCAAGGGCACTTGGTGGGGCGCACTAAACGCGGTTACATTTATTGAAGATCACCAGCGCGGTGGCGACAATAAAGTATACAACGCGATGTTCGGAGATGCTTCTAACCGTAAGACGAAAGCGTTGAACTTAGCTCTTGAATACGCGAGGGCAGCGTAGTGGGAAGAGTTCAGAAGTTAAAGAACGCAATCGTTGTAGACGAAGACACCATCAGCAAGGTCTGGTGGTGTCTCAACCAACTAGCAGATCCTGATCTGCTAGACAACCCACTCTCAGAGTTTGAAGAGCTACAGAACTTTAGTCGAGACCTTTCTCGCAACGTAGCTATAAAGATGAAACTACAAGAGTGCGAACTATCCGAAGACACAGTCCGATTCTGTGACGAGCTGTCTCTCGCAGAGTTCAACCAGACAGGAGATGTGAATGAGTGACGACGACTTCGAGCTAGACTATAGCTACGATATTCCTACAGACATCAGAGGTAAAACCCAAGTTCCTTGGGAAAAATTTGATGCTCCGAGGGAAGAGAAAGGCAAAAAAGTTTACGCTTCAAAATTTTTCATACCTGACGACAACCCTGACGATAATGCTAAAAAGCTCAAGAATCGTCTAGACCAGTCGTTTAGAGGATTTTCTAAAAAACAAGACCCCGAATGGAAATTCACGGCGCGTGTTAAGCTCGAGAATGAAGTGAGTGGGGTTAGGATATGGAGGATCGAATGACCGATAATAAAGATGAAATTGACGTAATCGGCGAGCTTATGGCGATGGCTGTAGAGCTTGGGACTACGGCAGAGCGTTTAGACCACTACTGTGAACAGTTGAAGGTTCTTGAAAAACGAACGTCAGATCTTCTGGCACTAGTAGCAGAGAATACACTTGCACCTGAGACGGGAAAGTTTTTCGACACTGGTGAACCAACAAGTGCTTACGTTAACCAAGACCCTGATCTAAAGAATAGGCACTAGTGTTCTTAGTGCTTTACTTTCGTAACGTCCTGCGTTACGCTAGTTGTTCCTACTTAGTAGGCAGAAAGAAGAATGGCTAATAGAAAGGAGAACCATTATGGCCGCAGCGAAGAAGGTAGCGAAAGCTACGACGAAGAAACCTACTGTCGCTAAGACAGTATCGAAAACACCCGCACCTGTTGTGAGTGTGCCTCTACCCGAGGCGTCCACTCGTGGCAGAGCGAGGAAGTTGTACAAGAAAACAACTAAGTCTATAAAAGATGTCGATAAGAAAACCCCACAGTTTCGTGGCTTGGGGAATGCCTTAGAGGATATCGAAAGCAAGGAATTTGATAGACAATCATTTCCTATATCGCAACTTGTTGATCTCGCGGTTGAGGAGGGTCACTTAGATATGGCCCGTACCAAAAACCCCGAGAAACAGAAGAAGCGTATTGCTAACGAGTACACAAAAGACTTGTTGGCAGAGGGGCTCATAGAGCTTGTATAGACTAAACGGGAGGCTTCGGCCTCCCCAGTTTTCGGAGAAAAGTATGAGAAAGAGTACAAGTTACCGAATTAAATCGGTCAAGGAAGCGGGAAACAGAACGACAGATCCCGACATGAAAAAATACTGGGCAGACGTAGAGTCTTACCTAAGAACAGGATATTGGAGACGTGATGAAGTGTTAGGAACTCCAATAGCAGGTCGACTATGAAAGCAAGAATAGTTGATGACGGTTCACTCGATACCATAGTCGAGTACAACGGAACAAGAAGAAGGTACAGCACAGACTATAGAAACTCCTTCGAATCAGACGGAGATTTTCTACAGAGTACGTTCAATGATTTTTACGACGCAGAAGGCGAGGAGCTAGACATACTCTACGAATTAATGGAAGGCGATGCAACAATATGTCCTGACCAAAAATGCGGAGAGTGGTTTAGTTTTGATAGACCTGATGAAGAGAAGTACAACGCGGTACAGTGTGACAAGTGTGGATGGTTCATGTTATTAACCAGGAAACTTCCTGAGATCCCACCGAACTTGCACCGACGAATAGTAGTAGACGCGGAGACAATGTATTAGACCGAAGCTACACCTTAGCTTTGTTAGCACGTACCCGTCCGTGTGGTCGAAGACGGGCCTATCAATTCCAATGCAGGGGAAATATGGATATAGAAATTAGAAAGAATGTACCGCTTCCAGACTCACGTGAGGGAGGATCGCTTCCTCCAGGACGCAGCAAGTCTAAATTACGAGTCGCTGTTGAACAATTAGAGGTTGGTGACTCGTTTGAAATGGGACCGTATACCAGCCGTAAAGTTGCGGAAAAAATGAGAGCGAAAGTTATTCGATGTATGGTGCATCACAAGCGTCGCCCTGATTCGAAAGACGTCAGACACAAAAAATTAGCCACTCGGCTAAGACAAGATGAAGATAATGGCCAGTTTTATCTAGGGGCATGGAGAACTCAATGAAGAGAACAGAACAGGCGATTCGTGAGTACATCGCTGAGAACGAAGATGTTCTCAAACAACGAGTGGTTAAGATATTTATCGAAGAAATAGCAACATCTGTGTTCTGTACCGAACATGGAAAGATAGGATTAGGTGAGAGTATTTATCTACAATGGTCGCAAGAAATTCTCGACGACATAGAAGACATAGTAAAAGAAGTTTTAGACTTTGACGAGGACCCCACGGTCTCGGCTTAGTGCTTTACTTTCAGGTAGTCCCTAAGTAAAGTATAAATTGGCGCGGCCTACGGGCCGTAGACTATAACGAGAAAGGAGAAAGTATGAAAACATTTCTTGCAAGTGAGTTCAAGGATCGCATCCTGCGACCTTATTACCTAGAAGCGTGTAACTTTTCGACACACCACACCAGTGCGATGTGCGACTACGGTAGACACGCATTCGAAGCAGTAAGCAGTTACATCCTATCGAAAGATCAGGAAGAGTTCCAGCACATCATGTCAGGTATGTACATGGAAGCAGTGTTCTACAGTATTGTATCGCCTGCCGATATCCTGCCTGACAACAAGGGTATGTCGCTTGTACGAGAGTACAAGATCGGCGGTTCGATAGTCGACCGTCTTAAACACTTTAGCGACTGGCTTTACGCGAAGTCTATAGACACTAATGAACATAACCGCGATCAGTTCAGTGTTTACTACATAGGGTTCAACGAGAAGCTGCAGCAGTCAGGTGTGTTCGACAGTACTTACGATACTCAAGACAAGAGTATCTTCGACCACGAGCCTGAGACCAGTTTGCTAGAAGACGTTGAGAATATGAAGAACCTAGCTGACGAGTTCATGAAAGATGCAGATAAGTTTGTAGAGGAACAGCGTGCCAAGTAGATACAAGATGCTCCCAAACAGAAAAAGGCCGGAACCACCATTCCGGCCACTGCAACGTAAACCACAACCTGAGTGGCAGTCACGAGCCGACTACCCTTCGCGTGAGCCTACGACTCATGCTACGGGGAAAGTCGAATCACGACCGCTTGCGAATGCGACGATTGCACCTGCGTACAACAAAGGCGCGTATCAGGTTATTCCAGACTCAGACATTAAATTTATAGGAAGATAATCAGGAGCAATAATGAAAACTACTAGATTTGACTCAGCAGATAAACTTACGTGGGAGCCTATCGCCGACGACGATACCCAACAAGCAATGGACGACTCGAGCGATATAGCCCTAGTTGTGGGAGAAACAATAGAATTTTCGAAACGACAGCATGCAGGTGATGTTCACGGTGCGATGGGACCAGTCGGATTATATATCTATACGATGGAAGATGACGATTGGGTATATATAGCTCACTACATCAATGAGGTCGAGCACCAGTGTTTTTTATTTAGACATAGAAAAGGAGAAGAATGAAAATGGAAGAAGACCCTAACGGAAGATTCCTGGAACCAGTAAAACTGGAAAACTGTGTAATCTGTAAAGAAGCGATCGAACCCCAACGTACTCCGGAAGGTGACATTTTCTGGACTCACGGGCATAATGCTAGACCCGTGGCAGAAGGACAGTGTTGTGACGATTGCAATTACTCGGTGGTGATACCAGCGAGACTAAGGGCATAAAGAAGGATCGATGCATCATTGAAACTGGCGAGTAGTAGCGTCTGTTGGAGATTCCTGCGGTTTATTCATAGCCGTTCTCGCCACCTGACCATCGCAGTATGTTGGTCAAGGAGAAAAAGGAGCGATGAAGTGCGTCTGCATCGGGGAGTAGTCTTACGGTGCGTTTGCTACTCTTGAATTTGACGTGAATCGCTCCGACTACTACACTAGAAACCAGTTCTACTCGATAACTAAAGAGGTAAAAATGGATAGCGAGGAGATAAATAAACAAGTCGAAGAGTTCCTCAAGAAGGGAGGATCGATCGAAAAAGTTCCTGCAGGAGCCAGTGCAGATAGGCCACTGAGCGAGAAGAAAAAGTTATTTGGATTGTCTAGTAGACGACCAGGATTCGACAGGGAGCGACTAGTATTAACACCGAAAGAATAATAACTACAGGTACTCATAATACAGCTGTTGGGACTCGTCGTTTAGTGCTTTACTATCGGGTAGTCGCGGGTTAACCTAAACGTAGCCCCCGCGCCCGTAGGCGGGATTTTAGAAAGATAGAAAGGAAGAAAGAAATGAGAAATGCGTATGGACAACTCTTTATAGAGGGAACAGAGCTTATCGAACATTACTTGAGTGACGAGTTCTGGGTGTTGAGTGACCCTGAAGATTGGGGGGTTATTGAAAGACCTAAAGAAAAAGAGATTAGCGACCTTAACCTACACGAACTAAGCCCGACCATAGAAGAGTTTATAGTTGATTTAACTAAGCACGAAAACATCACAGATGTTGATCACAAAAACTTCGGCCCCATCGAAGTAGTTACATTCCACTGGCAAGACCCACGAGGAGAAGAATATCCAGGAATGTATTATAAATTCGACGTGTGGACGAACGGCCCCGCCACATACTATGAACCAACACGTTGGTACGATACACCTTATTCAGGATAGAAAGGAGAAAGAATATGCCTAGAGAAGAAATCGAATGGGAATGGGAAGAAGCGTTCGACAAGTTCGGATTCGGGGACGGTGACGGTTGGAACGGAACCGATATCGTAGCCGACTTTATTCAGGACAAGGGGTACGAGGTCGAGTGCGACCATTGGGGGATTCATAATTATATGATCTTCGACATCAAACTAAGAGGCGAGTCGATCTACACCAAAGACGTTGATAAGGGTTACGATAACCCGCACGACTACTTACCTCGAGGCTTGGTCAAGAATTTGGAGGAGAAGTTTAGTGAATAAAAGACACGGATCCCCCCACGATCGAGGATCAGCCGATGCGTATTACCATCGGCCCCCCGACCCTCATTATTACAAAGGCGATAGTTATGCGTCGGATCGAGTTGAGAAGAAAGACATGAGCGACGAACAGAGAGCTGAATACTATCTCGGTTACAACGAAACGACCGCCCGTAAGGATTGGGGAGACTTTGATGAAGAATAGGAGCAACGCATAAAAAAGCCCGCTCAGTGGCGGGCTAATCTAGAACCGTGGTTCGTTAACAAATCTCTTTGTCTAGTTCTGCAAACCGTGGACATTTCTCACGTAGCTCTTCTCGTTCGAAGTCACTAACTTTCCAGCGTATCCCTGCTAACTTATCGCGAGGCGGGTGGACACTGTAAATGTCTCCGTTTCCACAAAAAGCGTAAAGTTCCGCATGATACCTGTCTTGTCTTCCTTCATATCCTGGTACGTTGATGTAGGTCAAACATACGTCTCGAGTCACTTTAAGAAACCCGTCGTACCCTTGACCACCTTCGAGTATTTCGATGTTAACCGTTCGCATGAAGTGCCTCCTTCTCAGCTTCTAGTGCAGCACGTCTCTTGGCTGCGCGTCGCTTTCTTAGAAGTTCCATACCAACCGTTTTTCGGAAGGCGTTTTCGTTTCGCTTTTGTCTTTTCTTACTCACTATATTTCTCCCCATCCTGCAGATCGTAACCACGCATTATCTGCTTCGGCTAATGACTCGCGATGCTCTCGCTGTGATTCGCATTTCTCACACAGGATCATCTGACCGTATATTCCGGTCGATCCGCAACGGTACTCAACAATCTTATAGTCGTAGCCTTTTGGTACTGTAACCTCTATTCTGTTATCGCACATATCTTTTCCTTTTTGTTAGTTAATGAAACGTAGTGTTTCCAAGAACGACCTCTTTTCAGAAGTCGCTCGGAGAACCACTCAGATAATTTTAACTAGGTATGGATTACAGTGAGTGTCGTGAATTATTCCTGTCATTCGAGTACTACCCGTATCAGGATCGCTCCACATAACAGTCTCCCACGTTCCTGGTTCCCCGTAGTCAGTTTCAAACCATCGCGTAACTGTTACCGTTTCCGTAGGCGGTATCATTTTATACAGTGGCTTAAAGTTCATTTCAGCAAGGTCAGCGGCCTCGCCCCAATGATCTATTCTAGTACCGTAAGCAGGCGCGTCAGCGGGATAGTCTAATTCTATCAACCTTAACGACATAGTCTCGGAACGCAGTGGGTTCATTTCGTTAATCGTATTTTCGGGGTTAGCCAAAATATCAATCAACTCCCTACTAAACTTAGTAGTCGTAGTAGGTCTTTCGGAAAACATTTCCATGGTTATATCTTTTAGATCCATTTTTTCTACCTTTCTATCTTTCTAAAATCCCGCCCGTGTAAAAGCGGGGCTAGCGTATAGTATAAAGTACCAAAACGCGCATAGTAAAGGACTAAAGTGCTATTGGAAATGGCCGATTTATTACGGTTATTGTTCTATTTAGAAATAAAAACTTTTTTTATTTTTTCAACAGAATTGACTAATAGAGTAATAGAAGTAATAGAATCACGTTGAAAGTCTCGAGAACAGTGGATCTTGGTGAGTGTCAAAAGTAATAGAAAATCTATGAGTTATTAGAAATGAAACAGAGAATAAGTAAGAGAGGGCGTGAGCAAAACATTTCGTTTTTTATATTTTATTTTCATTCTAATATATAGTTCACCCATCGAAACACCTCGGAAGCGTTGGATGAAACACTTACAGTACACTCCCATGACACCTGCTGATGACGGAAACGGTTACGTCGACCCTGATGGTAAGAAGTGGCAACCGCTGAATCCTAAGCAGAAGAAGTTCGCACGAGAGTATCTGAAAGGCCAAAACGCTACAGAAGCAGCGGTGAAAGCGGGTTACACGAAGAACCGCAACGCCGCTAAGAGACAGGGCAGCGTATTACTCAATCACAACCCACTTCTCCGAAATTACCTAATAGAGCAGGAAATGAAAGAGGCAGAAAGAGATAGAGTTTCTATGGAAGGTCATCTTTCCGCTCTTCATGATTTGAGGGAGGAGGCGAGGGGGCAGGGCCAAATCAACGCGGCTATCACAGCCGAGATCCACCGAGGGAAGGTCGGTGGGCTTTACATCGATCGACGCGAGGTCTTGACCGCACAGATCGACGCACTGAGCAAGGACCAGATCCTGGATCGACTGACGCAGCTCATCACGAAACGAGTTCCCCAAACCATCGAGGGAGAGGTCACGAACCGACTCGGTTCGAGTGAAGGATCGATCGACGGATCGACTGATCGATCGACTATAATGGTGGAGCGATAGACCCGCCGCCACCCTCCCACCCACCCTTATTACTGACAGACGGATCGACGATCGGACTCGGGATCGATCGATCGATCGACTTAGATTGATTGACGGATCGCGCGACCGCGACCCACCCACCCACCACACTTGACGCCACGGCCAGCGAGCGACGGACGGACGGACGCCGACGGGGAGCCACTAACAAGCGACTAGACGGGACGGGACTAGCTAACAAGGAATTTATTTATTTACTTTATCGCTTGACTTATTAGCCGCCAGACCTCATTATAATAACCAGCTAGACAATAACGCCTAGCTAATTAACTAAATAAGGATTCATTAAATGAATAAGAACTTAAAGAAAGAAGATCAACAGTCAGTCAAAGATGCGATAACTAACATCGAAGCTAAGAAAGAAGTTATCGCTAACCCTAACTTAGCTATTGCTAAGAATTTAGTGGTTAAGGGTTCCGCGTCTGCTGATCTAGTAGGTACGTTTAAGTTAACTAGTGACCCAAGGCTAGAGGCGGTACTTAATGCTTACCCTCCTCAAGGTCAACGCATGAATCGTGAAATGGCTCAAGGTCTTAACGATAAAGGCTTAGTCACTATTGATGCTGATCGCGCCGCTGAGATAGAAGAGGCTTGCATAAACAAGTCTACTGTTAACGATGTGGTTGGAACTTATCTTCCCTTAGCATTAGGTAAGTCTTGGATATCCGATGGTGAGAAAAAATCTAAGCGTGGTAGTCAAGCCTTGTTTGCTGCGATGGGCGGTAATTCCTTCGCTGTCTGGACTCGCGTATAGTTAACTAATTAGTTAGCTAACACTAAGCCCACTTCGGTGGGCTTTTTTATGTCTAAAATTAGTGCTTGACTAGCCTAGCTAAATATGATATTGGGGCGGCCCGCTAAATTAGGGGTATACCCCCTATTGACTTTCCCGCTCCCGCCCACCCACCACTACCTTATTCCCGACTCTTTTTCCGCTGTACTTTTGCTATAGGTTCCCTACTCAAAAATTTTTCGCAATGTGTATTGGGACTCCGGCCTTGAAAATTTTCGCCAAATTTTTTTAGGCTGTTGCGTGGTATGCTATCTGGGAGTTACGATTGGCCCCACTATGATAATCGAATCAGTCGCCGCCGCCGGTGCAATTCTATCCACGATCTCCACTGCCATTAACAAACTGAACGAAGTTGGCGACGGAGCAGCTAAAGCCGTTGAGTTAATGCAAGGGTTCTCTGACGCCTTGGATTCGTTTGAGCGCGAGAAGAAAGATTCGGTTATCAACAACCTCAGCTCACAGGAGCTTCTGAAATTGGAATCAATAAAACACAGACGCGATCAGTGGGAGAAGTCACTCCACGATATGCTCGTGATTCACGATCCGGCATTGTTGCAACGCTGGGACGAGGCTAAGGCAAGACAGAAAGCGAATCACAAACGGCAGATGGAAGCTATCAAAGCTAGGGCCGCTGCCCGAAAGAAAATGATTCGTCAGATTTGGATAATTATGGGGGTAACAGCAATAGGGTTACTTTGTTCATTTATATTAATTGGAGGGGTCATACTGATCTTTAAATAATGGATGTAGGAGCACTTACACCAGCTAACCAAATAGCGTGGCGGCAGGTAGCCGAAGAGCGGTATCAGAAGTTGATGGAAAATACCCAGCGCGAGGAACGACGGCAGGCGGTACAAAATCTGCAGTCAAAGTTATATATCGCCAAGAATGGTAAGGTAGAAGTACAGATTGCCAGTACCAGACAGAATATTGACCTACTAGCGTAGTAAAATTTTTCCAGTTACGATTCGCACATGGCACACGAAACTCGTAAAGCGAATTTAATTAAGAAGCATAATTTAAAGGGTGTAAACAAACCAAAGCGCACACCTAACCATCCGAAGAAATCGCATATGGTATTAGCGCAGGAAGGCCACAAGTTAAAACTCATTCGTTTTGGGCAACAGGGTGTAAAAACTGCGGGTAAGCCTAAGAAGGGTGAGTCAGCAAAACAAAAGGCGCGGCGTAAGAGTTTCAAGGCTCGCCATGGAAAGAACATCGCAAAAGGAAAAATGTCAGCGGCTTATTGGGCCGATAAGGTGAAATGGTAATGGCAGACATGCAAGCAATCTACGACGAAGAAGCGGGGCTTAACGACGGAGGCGGCTTGATGTCCCTGTTACGCGGAGGCGGTGAAATGCTCCTTGGTCCAGAGATCATGGACAACTTACCAATGTTATTGCGAGCACTGCAAAACACGAACAAAGATACGCTGACCATGGAACAGATGCGAGATATGTCTGGGCCGCTGGATGAGTCCAGTTTATCTGTACGATTAAGTAATACCCCTGGATTGGAAGAGTCTATTGGGCCTGAGTTAGCTTTGATGCTTGGAATGGCTGGTGGTCCTGGAGGAAAAGGAAAGGGTCTAGGAAGTTTATTTGACATGTTAGGCGATTCGCTGGATCCCTCAAAGATTAAACGATATGACGATAAAGAATTTATGGATTTCCAGAAAGCGTCTAGGGAAGTTGATGAGCAGATAGGTCTTCCCCGAGAAGGCCGCGAAGGGTTCGATGACCTAGTACAAGAGATGCGTGATGAATATATGGATTCAGATGAAGCGTTAGAAAAGGCCCAACGAGCGCAGAGAATAATAATGCGTAAAGCCAGACGTGATGGCGATATGATGGCCACGGGTGGTCGCCCAGGATTGTACGCAAATATACACGCGAAGCGTAAGCGTATAGCAGCAGGGTCTGGTGAGCGGATGCGAAGGAAAGGTGAGAAAGGCGCACCCACCGCTGAGAATTTTAGGCAAGCCGCGAAAACTGCAAAGAAAGCTAATGGCGGTGCTTTAAGTTATAAACAAGGTTACTACGGCAAGAGCTATAAATGAGCGAATTGTCGGTTGTAAAAAAGACTGTTCCGTTAGATCTGGAACACGAATTTACATCTAGTGAAGTACAAGCGTTTGTAGAGTATAAAAGAAAACAAAAAGAGTTCAGAGAAAAAATTACTCAGTTTGAACAAGCCGTTGTTCAACACCCTTCTAAAATAGAAGACGTTGACGAGGTAAACCCACTTAGACACAGTTTCGCAGATGGACAGTATATTCGACAAATGTCCAATCCTGCAGGGGTGTTTATCGTTACGAAAATACATAATAAAAACCATCCGTTTTTCTTGATGAAAGGTGAGATGACGATTTTTTCAGAAGACGGGTTAGAGCGTATTTCTGCTCCTTATCAAGGGATTACAAAAGCAGGAACTAAACGCGCAATGTACACTCATACAGAATGTATCTTTATTACCGTACATGCAACAGATAAATTAAACATAGACGATGTTGAGGATGAAGTAATCGCTAAGTCGTTTGAAGATGTGAACTTACTTCCCCCTGACATTAAACAGGTTGAAAATTTAATTGTTCAATTACAGGAAAAACAATTATGAGCTTTATAACGGCAGCGATAATAGGAGCAGTTGCTACTGCGGGAGCAACAGCATATTCGTCAAAACAAGCAAGAAAAGCTCAGAAAAAGGCTAGAGAGGATCAACAGCTTCGAGATCTAATTGAAGGTGCAGCTCCCAATATTTCCGCTGTTGAGGAAATTATAGCAGAGGAGATTGGACAGCAAGACGCGGCTCTACTTGACGATGCATTAAAACAAATGGATTATCAAACTCAACAAGCCCAAGAGGGAGCTGATTTTGCAGCTCAAGCGCAAGCTGATCAAGCTCTTCAACAAGCACTTACAGAAGAGGAAGCCCTGCAACTTTTACAACAGCAAGGTGGAATTGCGGGCATGGCTCGCGGTGGTCCTATAGGAACTCCGAACGACACTTATTATTTCAGCGTTCCTCAAGTAATGCAGATGATGAAAGACCCTAATCCCCAGATTCAAGGAGTGGGAATACAACTAGCTGACCAGATGACTTCCACTCCTGGAATGTCTATGGTTCCTGCAACACCAGACCAGATTCGAAGCATGGCTTACGGAGGGCAGGTAGAACCAAAAAAGCTCGCTGACGGCGACGTGGTAGATGAGTTTAGCGTCGCTGATTTAGGAGATGGATTATACGATATGCGACGTTTAGGCTCAGACGGTCGTCATTCACAGTATAGAGAGATAACTTATGAAAGACCTCTAACCGAAGACGAAGGAGGCTGGCCTGCTGAAAGGGTAAGAGAATTTAAAGAAAGACGCGAATTATTTGGAAAATTAGCTACTCCTTATGTTTTAGCTGGAGAAGAAATACCAGACGACATAAAACGATTAAACCCAGAACTACCAGTTGAATATCCCCCTGTTCGCATTGAGAGTGAACAAGCTAGTCGACAAAGTAGTAAACCGTATTACGATGATGGCGGGGTAGTTACTGATCCTGACCCAATGAATCAAGTTATTAAAGATTTATTAGTGAGTCAGATTCCAGGAGTTTCTCAAGCACGTGCTCTAAAAGATGTAAAGGAAGCTGAAGGTCTGGAAAAATTAGTAGAAGCATTAGACTTAGCTCCTATAAATCCTGTAAAACTAGGTAGAGGAATGAAAGAAAGAATCGCGGCTCGTAGAGCTGCAAGAAGAGCTGCTGAAGAGGAAGCTGAATCTAGAGTCTTCGGTCCGAGGTGAGCGACCCACTAGACCAGTTGCGAAATGTTGATCTTTCGCATCTGTCAAAACAAGAAGCTAAGGAGTTTACCCTTCTTCTTGAAGAGTTGGATTTACGCGAGAAACGAGATTCTTCCGCAGCGACCTTCTATGATTTTGTATTAAACATCTGGCCTGAGTTTATTGCGGGGTCTCACCATAAGAAAATGGCTGAGGCTTTCGACAAGATTGCAAACGGCGAATCAAAAAGACTAATTATCAATATGCCGCCCAGACATACTAAGTCTGAGTTTGCGTCATATCTGTTTCCTGCCTACTTGTTAGGTAAACGTCCTAAGTTAAAAATCATTGAAGCAACACACACCGCTGACCTTGCAATAAATTTCGGTAGACGTGTGCGTGACTTAATTGAAAGCGATGATTATGCAGAGATTTTTCCCAGTACACAGCTAAAGGCTGACTCACGAAGTGCTGGTAAATGGCTGACCTCTCAGGGGGGAGAGTACTATGCCTCTGGTATTGGGGGTGCTCTCGCAGGGAGAGGTGCGGATTTGTTTATTATTGACGATCCGCACTCTGAACAAGACGCGTTTTCTGACAAAGCGTTAGACGAAGCGTACGAATGGTATCAAACTGGGCCGCGTCAGCGTCTACAACCAGGAGGTGCCATCGTTATTGTGATGACTCGTTGGTCTAAAAAGGACTTAACGGGTAAGTTAATCAAACGAATGACGCAGGAGAAAGGGGGCGATGAGTGGGAGTTAATAGAATTCCCTGCAATTTTGCCGTCAGGCACACCGTTATGGCCTGAGTTCTGGAAACTAGATGAACTTCAAGCAACGAAATCTTCGATACCTCCGTCTAAATGGGCAGCTCAGTACATGCAGCGGCCAACTGGTGAAGGTATTTCTATTATTCCGAAAGAATGGATCAAACATTGGCCTGAAGACAACCCTCCATCTTGCGAATATTTAATACAAAGTTACGATACAGCGTTTCTAAAGTCTGAACGTGCCGACTATACTGCAATAACAACGTGGGGAGTTTTCCATCCAGAAGGAAAAATTGGTGATGAGTTGTATAGTGGAGCTGATGCACACCTGATTCTGCTAGATTGTGTTAAAGAACGGCTAGACTTTCCCGAACTCAAGCGTGAAGCGATGCGTTTATACGAACATTGGGAGCCTGATTCTGTAATAATTGAGACAAAAGCGTCTGGTATCCCGCTAACGCAGGAATTACGGCGACAAGGAATACCGATTAACACGTTTTCTCCTAGCAAAGGACAAGATAAGATTGCAAGACTTAACACGGTAAGTGCAATTTTCCAAGAGGGCCGAGTTTGGTTGCCTGAAACGTCTTGGGCACAAGAATTAATGGATGAAATTGTTGATTTTCCTAACGGAGAGAACGACGATTGCGTAGATGCGACAACTTTAGCGTTAATGCGCTTTAGAAACGGTGGATTTTTGCGTTTAGAAACTGATTATCAGGACGAAGAAGATTATTACCCAAAAGTCCGTGCATATTATTGATTTACTGACTTAAAAAAGAAGAGTATGGTGGCGAATTATGGCAGAATTCCAAGTTCCACAAGATCTTGAAGGCGAAGAAGAGCTAGAAATCCTTTTTGATGAGGATGATAATGTTCTTTACCCCGAAGCACTGCAAGCTGAGGGTGAAATGCCTTTCGGTGAGAACATGGCTGACTATCTTGAGGATAGTGTTCTAGGTCAAATCTCCTCACAGCTTATTTCTTCTTACGAAGACGACTTATCTTCACGACAAGACTGGTATGAGACCTTTAGAAACGGTCTTGACTTGTTAGGAATTGATAGCGAAGCTCGCAGTGAGCCGTTTGAAGGTGCAAGCGGGGTATACCACCCGTTACTAGCTGAAGCTACCACGCATTTTCAAGCACAAGCATACAAAGAACTTTTACCGGCTAATGGACCTGTAGATACAAAGGTTATGGGAGCATCTAACGACCCTAAACTGATGCAGGCTAACCGCGTAAAAGATTTCATGAATTATCAGCTAATGTATAAGATGGAAGAATACGATCCTGAAATGGATCAAATGTTGTTCTTCCTTCCGTTAGCAGGATCTGCATTTAAAAAGTGTTATTACGACCCTTCGATGGGACGAGTCGTTTCTCGTTTTGTTAAAGCTGAAGATTTAGTCGTTCCGTACACAACCACGGATTTACATACCACTCCTCGGATTACGCACGTCATTAAAATGACTGAGAACGATATGCGTAAGTTACAGCTTAGTGGTTTCTATCGCGACGTAGGTATGACGCCTCCTGGATATACTACAGACGAAAATGTCATACAAGAAAAGATTGACGAATTAGATGGAGTTTCTAGAACAGGTTCTTCTGAAGAATACACGTTGTTAGAGTGTCATGTAGAACTAGATATAGAAGGATTCGAACACACAGATGCGAACGGTGAAACGACTGGATTAGCGTTACCGTATATTGTAACTATTTGCCAAGACAACAGTGAAGTTTTGTCGATTAGACAGAACTACGATGAGATTGATCCTATGCGTAAAAAGATTGAATACTTTACGCATTATAAATTCCTTCCTGGATTAGGATTTTATGGGTTCGGGCTGATTCACATGATTGGTGGAGTAACTAAGTCTGCTACAGCAATACTGAGACAGCTAATTGATGCAGGCACACTTGCTAATCTACCGGCTGGTTTCAAATCACGCGGATTGAATATACAGCGTTCAGATGACCCATTACAACCAGGAGAGTGGCGTGACGTTGACGCTCCTGGAGGTACTATTCGCGATTCCTTCTTACCGTTGCCGTATAAAGAACCTAGTGCAACTTTAGCCCAGCTGCTGGGGTTATTAGTTGAATCTGGACAACGGTTTGCGGCAGTAATGGATCAGCAGACGGGAGAAGGCAATAGTCAAGCTCCTGTAGGCACTACTGTCGCCCTTTTAGAAAAAGGCCAGAAGGTTATTTCTTCGATACATAAGCGACTACATTATGCACAGAAGAATGAGTTTAAGATTCTAAAACGATTATTCGGAGAGTATCTACCTCCTGAATATCCGTACCAAGTACAAGGAGCACAACAGACTGTTTTTGCTCAGGACTTCAATAACAGTGTAGACATTGTTCCTGTTTGCGACCCTAACATTTTTAGTACTACGCAACGAATTATCTTAGCGCAGACGCAACTACAGATGGCGCAAAGTGCACCTCAGATTCACAATATGAAAGAAGCCTTCCGTAAGATGTATCTTGCGTTAAATATCAAAGATATTGACGACGTGCTTCTTCCTGACTTTGCCCCTACGCCTAAAGATCCTGTTCAGGAAAACATGGACGCATTAATGAATGTTCCGTTAAAAGCGTTTCCTCAGCAGAATCATGATGCACACATCCAAGCACATATGGCGTTTATGCAAAGCCCACAGATACAGCAGAACCCACAAGCAATGTCAGCGTTACAAGCGCATATTCAAGAACACATTGCATTGAAGTATCGAGTGCAGATGGAACAGATACTAGCTGAACAAGGTATTCAGTTACCACAGCCTGGACCAGATGGTCAAATGCCGCAGCTTCCACCTGAAATGGAAAGTCAGATTGCGGTAGCGGCTGCTCAAGCTACGCAGCAAATAACAGGTCAAGAACAAGCACTAGCGCAAGCGATGGCGGCACAACAACAAGATCCGCAACGCCAGATGTTTGAAGAACAGATGGAACTTGAATTTGAGAAAATTAATCAACGCGACAGAGAATCTGAACGCAAGATGCAACTTGAAAGAGAGAAGATTGAGTCTCAAGAACAGCAAACAGATATTAAGGTTGCTGCAGAACTTCAAGAAGCTGAAATGCAGAATGAGCGAGACATGGACTCTAACCTAACTGAGATCGCGAAAGTTGTTCGCGAATCCAGAGAACAGGAATAGGTGGCTTATTTATTAAGCAACATACCTCATTTTAACGCATGGATCCGAAAAGAATTTACACACAATCACATAGACTATCACGGAGAGTATTTACACGCGGTTGTTTTTGCTGTAAATACCATTCCGGACAGATGTCTATCTTTTCAAGTAGTCTTTACGGGATTTGAACTTGATGCAGAAGAGGATGCAGAAAATATACACGGTGGCGCGATGTGGGCTAGGATGCCTATAACTGCGCTTGTTGCAGACTCCGTTTTAGAGGAGATGCCTGAAGCTATGCCTACGCATTTAGCTCAGCCGTGGGATTGTAGTTCTCATGAACATGCAGTAATCAAAATGGATCGTGTTTCCTCTAGCCCTTGGCTTTGTAAGATAGATAATGAATTCCACACTGGACGTTATTTATTTACTGTTGACTACACTGGAAATGATATCGCTGATGATCCAGCACAACATAAACAAAGTCATGTGTTAGAACTAACGGATGCTGGTAAGTGGACAGGTAATATTGTTGCACTTCCTAACAACCGTGTAAGAGCGACTAACCCAGCACTTTGGGAGACAGGATCAGGCGCACCTGATTTTTATCCTAGTCAGCATTTACACAGTGCAGAAATTCATGACAGTTACATGGATCCAAAAGTGACTTTTAATAATTTGTATTCAGAAGGAGACAAAAGTGAAAGGTAGAAAGAAAATGCCTAAGATGATGAAAAAAGGTGGGCCAACTAAAAAGAAAACTAAAAAATCTCCTAAGATGAAGAGGAGGAAGTAATGAAGCGATATAACCGAGAGTATCCTGCACCTAGTTCTCAACCAGCAGGCGTTAAGGTAGAGCCTATGACTGCTTCTTCAGAAGGGTTTGCAACTCCTACTGAACTCAAGCAAAAAACTATCGACATTCCTGGGAAAAAAGTGAAGACTAAAGGAACAGGAGCGGCGACTAAAGGTTTAGATTTCATTAGTTATGTTAACTAATGGATTTTATAAAAACTTCGGAGCATTTGCTCCGCAAATTACGAGAGCGTCAATACGACCTTTCGCAATCACTCGCTTCGGGGAGTGCAAACGACTATGTTCAGTACCAACGAATAGTTGGGGAAATTTCAGGGTTAAATTTCGCTGAACAAGAGATAACAACCCTGCTTGGAAATATGGAAGATATAGATGACGACTAGCAAAAAAGTAGAGGATAGAGTTTTAAATTTCGGGTCTGATACGTCTGAAGAACCGAAACCTACTCTAACGCACGAGAACGTAGATTCTCATACAGAAAAATTACCCAATCCAACAGGATACAGGGTTTTAATTCTACCGTTTACTCCTCCAGAGAAAACGAAAGGCGGCATTATGTTAGCTAAACAAACTCTTGATAAAGAGCGGATAGCTACCATAGTTGGGCTTGTTGTAAGACTAGGCCCAGATGCTTATTCCGACGAAGAAAAATTCCCAGAAGGCCCGTGGTGTAAAGAGGGTGATTGGGTGATTTTTGGTCGCTACGCAGGAGCTAGATTTAATATTGAAGGTGGGGATATGCGTCTCCTCAACGATGATGAAATCTTAGCCACTGTTAATAACCCAGAAGATATTCTGCAATAAGGAACTTAGAATGGCTGAATCACAAGAAATTGAGTTAGAACTTCCCGAGGAAGAAGTAGATATTCATGAGGCTGATGTAATTCAAGAGTCTGCGCAAGACGTAAACTTTTCTGCTGAAGAGGAAACGTCTAATGAAGACGAGCTTAATGAGTATAGTGATGGCGTAAAGAAACGTATTGATAAATTAACTTATCGTATGCGTGAAGCTGAACGTCAGCGCGAAGAAGCAGTAAAACTTGCTAAACAGATGGCTGAACAAAATGCTCAGCTTCAAACTAAACTGCAGTCTTCTGACTCTACTTTAGTTAACGAATACGCTACTCGTGTAGAGAGTCAAAAAGAGCAAGCACGAAAAGCGTTGAAAGAAGCTCAAGAGTTAGGTGATGCTGAGGCTATTGCATTAGCTACAGAAGCAGTTGCTAAAACTTCCTTAGAAGAGCAAAATGCTCAACGACTGAAACAAAGACAACAAAGACCGGCAGCTCAACAGCCTCAACAGGGGGCTCAACAACCTCAGCAGCAAAACTTACAACCTGCACCTGTTGATCCAAGAGCTGAAGAATGGGCAGAAGAAAACCCATGGTTTGGAGAAAATGAAGGAATGACCTATGCAGCAATGGGCATCCATCAGAAATTATTAGGTGAAGGAGTTCCTCCGAATACTAAACATTATTATCAAAGAGTGGATAGTGAAATGAGAGAACTTTTTCCGCAACAGTTCGCCGATGAGACGAAGAACGTGAAATCCCCTGTAGCAGGAGCTAGCCGTGGTGTTGGTTCCGCTAAGAAAGGCTCACGCAGTGTAAAACTCACTCCATCACAGATAGCTATTGCTAAACGTGTAGGGGTGCCTCTTGAAGAGTACGCAAAATATGTATAAAGGAGATGACAAATGACAGATCGAACCTCCAGATCTGCTGAAACCCGAGCAAAAAAAGCTCGCAAAAAGAAATGGCAACCACCTTCAATGTTGGACGCCCCAGAAGCACCTGAAGGATTTAAACACAGGTGGATACGTGCAGAAGTCAGAGGACACGATGACAAAGCGAATATGTCTAAGCGTATTCGTGAAGGATTCGAACCAGTAAGAGCGGAAGATCATCCAGATTTTGATGCTCCTACAGTGGACGATGGAAAGCACGCGGGTATAATTGGAGTAGGTGGCTTAGTTCTTGCAAAAGTTCCAGAAGAAACCGTAGAAGAAAGAACCGATTACTTTGCACAAAGAAGTCGGGAACAACTTCAGGGAGTAGACAATGATCTTTTGCGGGATAGTGATCCTAGAATGCCTATAAGTAAAAGAGACATTCAAAGGAACTCTAAGGTTGAATTTGGCAGTCGGAACTCAGGTTCTGATTAATTTATCACTCTAATATGAGGGTTTAATAATGGCTAATACGGATGCACCTAATGGGTTCACTCCTGTAAAGTCCCTGTACGGGGGCACGGTTAGACCCAAGAAAATGCGTATTGCAAGTGCATACGGAACTGCTATTTATAGCGGTGATGTTGTCACACTTTCTTCGGGCTATGTTAATCAGGCGGGAGCAACTTCAACTCCTGTTGGCGTGTTTTACGGTGTGTATTACACGGCTACAGATGGGACTCCTACGTTTTCTAAATCGTGGACTGCAAGCACAGCTACACTTGGCAGCGCAGATGCGGAAGCATATGTGTATGCTGATCCTGGCATTGTGTTTGAAGCACAGTTCACAGCAGGAACTCCTGCGGTAAGTTTTATCGGCAATAAGTACACTTTGAGTACTACTGCTGGTAGCTCTACTAACGGTCGTTCTAAAGAGGGTGTAACAGCCACTACTTCTAGTGGTGTTGCTTTATGTGTCGGTTTTGTAGATTCTCCTAGCAATAGCATCGGTGCTTATGCTCGGGCGTACTTTACATTCCCAACTAACACCTTCGCAGTTTAAGGAGAGTAATTAATGGCTATCAATAGAGCACAACTCGTTAAAGAGCTTGTTCCTGGCCTCCATGCTCTCTTTGGACTTGAGTATGATAGGTATCCGAATGAGCATGAGGAAATTTTCGATACGGAAAGTTCCGAAAGAGCATTCGAAGAAGAAGTTATGCTTTCTGGCTTTGGCGAAGCCCCTGTTAAGAGCGAAGGCTCTGCAGTGGACTACGACAGCGCACAAGAAGCATGGACTGCGCGTTATACACATGACACGGTCGCTTTGGCCTTCAGTCTAACTGAAGAAGCGATCGAGGATAATTTGTATGACACGTTATCTTCTCGTTACACACGCGCACTAGCACGTTCCATGATGACCACTAAGCAAATTAAGGCAGCTAACATTTTAAACAATGCTTTTAGTTCGTCTTATGTTGGTGGTGATGGAAAAGAGCTTTGTGCAACTGACCACCCCACCGTTGCAAATGAAGATCAAAAGAATGAGCTGTCTACCGCAGCTGATTTGAATGAAACTTCATTGGAACAAGCGTTGATTGATATTGCTGCGTTCGAAGACGAGCGCGGTCTTAAAATCAATGCTCAAGCAAGAAAGCTGATTATCCCACCTGCTTTGCAGTTTGTTGCGGATAGGCTTCTTGAGTCAGCGGGAAGAGTAGGTACAGCAGACAATGATATCAACGCAGTTCGTAACATGGGCATGGTTCCTGAAGGTTACACTGTAAATCATTATCTAACTGATACTGATGCTTTCTTCCTAAAGACTGATGTTCCTAACGGACTCAAGCATTTCGTTCGTACGCCTGTATCAACGAATATGGAAGGTGACTTTGAAACCGGAAATGTTCGATATAAGGCCAGAGAGCGTTATAGCTTTGGTTGGTCTGATTGGAGAGGTATTTTCGGCTCTCCTGGAGCATAATACCACAGGGGGGCTATGCCCCCCTTTATTTCTGGGAATATAATAGCCCTAGCGACTGTCCCAGCAGACGCTTACGAAGACTCTAGGGCGAAACCTTTCGTAAGGAGGAAAACCGATGGCTCAGACGACTTTCGCTGGCCCCGTTAGATCACTCGCTGGTCTTATTAATGCTGGATACAATGGTGTTGTTAGCTTAACAGCTAATACAACAATTACTGTTGCTGATCATGCAGGACGACCACTTCTTTGTAATGATGCAGATGGTGTTTTTACACTGCCTAGTATTGTTGTTACAGAACCTACTGATAAAGGTTCTCCAAGTCAAACAGCCAATTTAGGTGCGCAATTTACATTTATAGTTGTAACAGCTGCTACTGACATGGACATCGTAACGGATGGTACTGACAAATTTGTTGGTGGAATTTACACAGGCGTAGATGATGCAACTGGTAAAACTTTCATCTCAGGTGCGTCTAATGACGTTATTACTCAGAACGGTTCTACTAAAGGTGGATTAGCTGGAAGTATTATCAGAGTTACTGCTATAGCAAGTGCTAAATATGCGGTAGAAGGATTAATACTTGGTTCAGGTACACTTGTTACTCCATTCGCTGACTCTTAATAGAGGAGTAAATTGATATGGCAGATGCAGTTACCAGTACAACTATTATGGACGGTACGCATAGAGCAGTCATCCAGATAACCAACCTTAGTGACAGCACTGGAGAAAGTGCTGTTACAAAAGTTGACGTTAGCGCGTTGAATGCTAGAGCCGATGGAACTGCGTGTAGTGGTGTTACTATTGATAAAGTGCACCACTCTATAACCGGCTTCACCCAAGTACAATTACTTTGGGATGCAGACACGAATACGATCGCATTAGCATTGGCAGAGTCAAGTAATGGACATATGGACTTTAGCGGTTTTGGTGGATTACAGAATACTTCTGGTACTGGAAAGACAGGAGATATTGCTCTAACTACCATAGGAGCTGCCGCTAACGATACTTATGTTATCGTTCTTGATTTATTAAAGCATTACGGATAGATGGCTACTTCAGGTACTAGAACTTTTAGTTTAGACGTAGCGTTAGCTATAGAGGACGCATACGAACTAGCAGGACTCGAACTTCGTACAGGTTACGATGCGGTCACTGCTAGGCGTTCTTTAAATCTAATGTTTGCAGATTGGTCTAACAGAGGTGTTCAGCTTTGGGAAGTTGTAGAGGTCTCTCAGACTTTAACTGAGGGAGATTCTTCTTACGACCTGAATGCTTACGATATTGATATACTAGACGCGATAATTCGAAGAACTGTTAATGGTGTTCAAACTGATTTTCAGATCTCTAGGGTTGATCGTAATGAGTACTTCAATATTCCTAATAAGAACTCTAAAGCTAGGCCCACACAGTTTTATGTAGAACGCACAATAACACCTAAAGTGTATTTGTGGCCTTCTCCAGAAAACTCGACGGATCAGTTTATATCGTACAGATGGCAACGTATCCAGGATGCTACTGCTTCTGTTAACGATCTTGATGTACCTAGTCGATTCTTACCTTGTTTAACTATGGGATTAGCTTACTACTTAGCAGTTAAAAAGAACCCAGATAAAGTTGCTTTATTACAGCCTATGTATGAGCAAGCTCTTATGAACGCAATGAGGTTTGATGAAGATAGAACATCTGTACATCTGATTCCTAAAATAAGTTCTGTTTTCACCTAATGGCCTATGCACAAGGTAAACACTCACTAGGCGTTTGCGATCGCTGCGGTTGGGCATATAAGTACTTACAACTCCGTATGGAGTGGACAGGTTTTAAGGTCTGTCCTGAGTGCTACGAGCCTAAAAACCCCCAGCTTGATCCTCCGCTTATACCTACAGATCCTGAAGCACTTCATCAACCTCGACCTGAAGTACCGTTACCTCAAGCGCAACTTGGACTGGTCATAGCTAACAGCGCAACTTTTACAACGAGTGCTGGGGTTAATGTAGGTGCTCTTCCAGCCACTACAGCAGACCCTATTGGTTCAGACTTTTCAGCAGAAGGGGCTACAGGTAGTATTGGCACAGTAACAGTGGTGACTACATGAGCTGGACATACGCAACATTAAAGACTGCTATTCAAGATTATTGTGAAACGAGTGAAACCACATTTAACAATAATTTATCAGTCTTTATTCAAGAAGCCGAAGAGCGGATTCTAAAAACTGTTGAGATTCCTGATTTTAGAAAGAACGTAACAGGTACAGCCACTTCAGGCAGCACTTATTTGTCTATGCCTAGCGATTTCCTGGCTCCGTTGAGTTTAGCGGTTATCTCTAGTAGCGTGTATACATACTTGTATTTGAAGCACGTTTCCTTTATTAGAGACTATACGCCGAACGCATCGACCACAGGAACTCCTATCTATTATGGATTATTTGATAGCTCAACTTTTATTTTGGCTCCTACACCTGACGCTAATTATACTTTTGAGCTTCATTACAAGTACAGACCGGCGTCGTTAACAGCTGGCTCTGACAGTGGTACAACTTGGCTATCTACGGATGCTCCTGACGCGCTCTTATATGGTTCTTTAGTAGAAGCGTCAACATTTATAAAGACCCCAGAAGAAACTTCTTACTACGAAGAGCGTTTTCAACAAGCTATAGCAGGGTTGAAAAAACTTGGAGAAGGTTACGGAATTCGAGACGAGCATCGTTATGATATATCTAGGATGGGTTAGTTATGTTTAAGATGTCTGTTGAATCAAATCTAGGAGACGTTGTTGTTAAAACAACAGAACGCAGAGGGTTGTCTCCTGAAGAACTAGCTGAACGAGCGGTGGAACAAATAGTTAGTGTTTCTTCCTCTGTCGACCCTGTTGTGCGACAACAAGCAGAAGCGTTTAGAAACCGCATTTATCATGTAGTATTAGGTATAATCAAACAAGCAATCAAAAGCGACAGGACAACGCTTATTAATGAGTTTATTCAACAGGGTCAGTCAGACACTGCTGATATTTTAAGGAGACTATAATGGCTATCACCACAGCTATGGCAACCTCGTTCAAATCAGAGCTTTTACAGGGAATACATAATTTCCATAACGGTTCTGGTGGAGGAACGACTACCACTACAGGTACGGGCAATACGTTTAAGATTGCTTTGTATACCAGTAGTGCAACTATGTCAGCGTCTACTACGGCTTATGCAACGACTAACGAAGTCTCTGCTACAGGCACAGGGTATACCGCTGGCGGTAATACATTAACGAATGTAGACCCGACCACATCAGGAACTACTGCACTGACAGATTTTGCTGATACTACTTGGTCTAGTAGTTCGATTACTGCAAGAGGATGTTTAATTTATAACTCCTCAACTACCGCAGGAACAGCTAATAGAGCAGTAGCGATATTAGATTTCGGAGCGGATAAGACATCTACAAGTGGGGACTTTACTATTCAGTTTCCAACAGCAGACGCTTCTAACGCGATTATAAGAATCGCATAGGATATAGTGTGTGGCTGATGTCAAGGTTGCCTTTGATGGATGGAATTCTTCCTCTCATGGATGGGGCGAAGGAACGTGGGGTAATGGCGAAGCAGTTCCTGGAGCAACAGGGACTCTTGGTACAGTCTCGGTTACGGCAGACGCTAATGTCTCAGTTACAGGCGTTGCGGGAACGGGGACTCTTGGGTCGGTTTCTGTATCCGCTGATGCGGATGTTAGTGTATCTGGTGTATCAGGTACTGGTGCTCTTGGTTCACTTACGGTTACGGGTACGGCAACTGTTAGTCCTACGGGAGTTGCAGGCACGGGAACACTTGGGTCAGTTACGGTCTCGGCTGACGCAAGCACTTCGGTCACTGGCGTGGCAGGCACAAGCTCGCTGGGATCAGTTACGGTTACAGGCACGGCGACAGTCTCTGTCACAGGCGTGGCAGGAACAACAGGGCTTGGAAGCGTCACCACGATCACAAGTAACACGATTGAAGTTTCTACACCAGAAATGGTCGGAGCTGTTGGAGCGGTTACGTTTGATGGAGATGCGAATGTTTCGGTTACAGGTGTGGAAGCGGCCTGTACAACGAGTGGCGTTAATGTTTGGGGGCTTATCGATGATAGCCAAACAGCGAATTGGTCAGGAATTGATGACAGTCAGACGCCGAATTGGTCAACTATTGACGATAGTCAAACACCAGATTGGAAAGAGGTAGCGTAAATGGCTAGTACATATGTAAACGATCTTCGCCTAAATGAAATGGCGACAGGAGATGGTTCAGGAACGTGGGGAACGACCACGAATTTAAACCTGGAGATGATCGCAGAAAAATTTGGAACAGGGTCTGAAGCTCTTTCAGACGCCTCTACCGCCACCATAACGATGGCTGACGGGGCTTCAGACGCTTTTCGTTCTACAGCACTAACACTTACAGGTTCTTTATCACAAGCCTGTACCGTGACGTTTGCTCCTAACACTATTAGTAACGTATGGGTAGTTCAAAACTCTGCTGGTGATACCGTAACGATTTCACAAGGCACAGGCGCAAATGTAGTCATACCAAATGGCGGTATTAGGATGATCGCCACTGACGGTGCTGGCTCTGGTGCAGCGGTTACAGATGTACTCGACGTATTAGGCGGTACAGGCAACGTAGGGCTTGGTTCAGGTGCGTTTGGCACAGGGCTGACCACAGGTACAGATAACGTAGCGATAGGTGAGGCTGCTGGCGATGCTCTAACCACTGGGTCTGATAATACTTTGATTGGAGACAATGCGGGTGGCGCATTGACAACTGGGGGAAGTAACGTAGCTGTCGGCTCTAGTGCGCTTCTTACTGAAGATGGAAATGGCAACAATGTTGCGGTAGGTTTTGAAGCACTTAAAGTATTAAATGCTGGTACGGATGGTTATAACGTAGCTATTGGTTACCAAGCTGGCGCATCAATGACTACTGGTACGTCAAATACTTTGATCGGCGGAGTTTCTGGAGACGTTATAACAACAGGATCGAACAATGTTGGTATCGGAATTAATACGTTAGGTCAACTTACGACTGGGAGCCAAAATATAGCCATCGGCACTGCTGCTTTAGATGCAGCTACTACCGCAGATAATAACACAGCTATTGGACATGGTGCTTTAGGTGCTAACACTTCAGGTACACGCAATGTTGCGGTTGGGCATAGTGCGTTAGACGCACTTACCACTGGGACGGACAACACGGCTGTTGGAAAAGACGCTCTAACTGCCGCTACTACTGGAAACTACAACATAGCTTTTGGAACAGCTTTAGCCGCTAACACCACTGGAGGCCAAAATGTAGCTGTTGGATTTGCAGCGTTAGGGTCAAACACAACGGCAACCGGAAACACTGCGGTAGGAGATTATGCACTTAATGCAAACACCACAGGTATACGCAATGTGTCTGTCGGAAAAAATGCATTAGACGCAAATACTACCGCAGACGATAACACAGCGGTGGGATATAATGCCGCTACTACTAATACGACTGGAACAAACAACTCTGCTTTTGGTGCTTACGCACTAGGTTTAAACACCACAGGTTCTCAAAACACTGCGATTGGAAGAAGCACTTTATACCAAAACACGACTGCGGATAACAACACCGCTGTAGGCACAAGCGCGTTAAATGCGAACACCACAGGTGACACGAATGTAGCTGTCGGTAAAGATTCAATGTTAGCGAACACCACCGGAACAAATAATACTGCGGTGGGTGCGCGATCTTTACAGGACAACACTACAGCGGCAAACAATGTTGCCGTGGGCGATCTTGCGTTGGGGTCTAACACCACTGGTGCTAGCAATGTGGCGGTAGGAGTAGAGGCGTTAATGACTAGCACAACGAGTACAGAAAATGTTGCGGTTGGCTACAATGCTTTAAAACTTACCACAGCAGGTGCAAACACCGCAGTTGGATATGCTGCTGCGGATGCAAACACAACAGGTTCAGCTAACACAGCAATAGGCAGTAACGCTTTACACTCAAACTCAACAGGGTCACAAAATACTGCGATTGGAGAAAACACCTTATCAGCTAACACCACCGCAGATAATAACACGGCGATAGGTTATAGGGCACTTTTATCTAATACTACAGGTTATGCCTTAGTTGGTGTTGGTAGAACTGCTTTAGCGGATAACACAACTGGTGCTGCAAACGTGGCGGTTGGTCAGAACGCACTAGCCAATAACACCACAGCAAGTAACAACATTGCCATTGGGTTAGAAGCGTTATTTACCAACACTACTGGGGCGCAATGTATTGCAATTGGTGGTGGTGCAGCCGCTGCATCAAACATATCTAATACTCTTGCTATTGGATATAGCGCACTTAACGATCTTACAACAGGGGCCAGAAACGTAGCGATTGGAAATTATGCGTTAGATACTACTCAATCAGGCTCAAATAGTGTTGCTGTTGGTTATGCGGCGGGCGATGCGGTTACTACAGCCAGCTCCCTTGTCTTGGTAGGCGATGTAGCTGGAGATGCTATAACAACGTCTAGTCACTGTGTAGCTGTTGGGGCAGGTGCGTTAAGCACTCACGCAACGGGTACTGGAAATACCGCTGTTGGTTTTACTGCTTTAGCGAATTGTACTAATGGAGGAAATACAGCAGTAGGGCTTGAAGCAGGGGCAGCTGTTACAACAGGCTATAACAATACTTTTGTTGGAGAAGATGCAGGAGATAGTATTACAACAGGGTATGGCAACACTTGTGTCGGAATTAATGCTAATCCCAGTGGTAGTAATGGAGAAAAACAAATTGTTATTGGTTACGACTTTTCTGGTAATGGAGACAATAAAGTAAACCTTGGAAGTTCTGGTGGATATGTTTGGAACTCATTTACAGTAAACAATACTTGGACTCAGGTTTCGGACGAGAGAACTAAAAAGAATATTGAGTCAGACGATTTAGGTTTAGAGTTTATAAACGAATTAAGACCAGTAACTTTTAATTGGAGACATTCTTCTGAAATTGATCCTGAATTTATTGAACAAACTGTCAATATTGGTAAGGGTGAAAAAGACACAGAAACTTTAATTCACGGGCTTATTGCTCAAGAGGTTAAAGCTGCGATGGATTCTGTTGGCAATACAACATTTAATGGCTGGGAAGAAGGCCAAGATGGACAAGCGGTTTCAAGAGAAATGTTTATTACTCCGTTGATAAAAGCTGTTCAAGAATTGTCTGCTCAAGTTACTACATTGAAGTCGGAAATAGCTGCGCTCAAAGGAGGCTAGAAATGTCGGTTACTAAAACATTAATTGATGCCGTTCCTACTAGTGAGGACGGAAAGGTGGTTGGTTGGTATATAGATTTTAAATATGAAAAAGGTACGAAGGGAGAAGCTGACTACCACTCGAATGTTTTTCATAGAACAATTGAATCAGTAAAGAAAAAACCCAGTGAAACAATTACAAGGTTTACGCCAAAGCCTGAAGCTGAATGGACAAAAGCAGACATTATAGCAGTTTGTCCTATAGAACAATGGGATGCAGCTTTTGAAGCGCAGTATGATTCTGTTATCACTAATCCAGATAAAGAACAATCCGCAAACCCAAATTTTGTTATACCTGATTAGGAGACTTAAATGGC